ATAAATCGAAGGTCTCAAAATGCCTCTGGCTGACTGGTCTGAATGGGAAAAGGCGATCCGAACCGCGTGGCTGGCCGACGCGACGTTCGCGGCGATGCTCGGCTCCGCTGATGCGTTTCTGATGAAGGGGCAACCGGAGGGGCAAGTCCCCTATCCGATGGCAGTTTGGACGACGAACAGGCGAGGGAAATCGCTTGTGGACAACGGCGAGGGGATCTATCGGCCGGACATTTCTATTTCGTTTTTCGCAACAAGCTCATACCGTACTCGGGACATCGCGGATTATGCGGCTGAAACCTTCCGGATGCCGTCGAATTTCTGGAATCAACTGCTGACGGATAACTGGAAGGTAGAAATCCTGACCTGCCTTGATGTGATGGACGGAGGATTCTCCCGGCAGATGAACACGGGTGAAATGGTTTACGAAATGGTGACCGACTGGCAGGCGAAAATCTGCCGACGAACTTAATTCGAGGAGTTTTGAATCATGGCAGCAGACGTTGACAATATCTATTCAAGCCCGGCGTCGGTCCTGATCGATGACGCGGACATCGGTCACACTCAGGGGGGCGTCGAAGTGAACGTCGCCCCGAAAAACCGGATCCGCAACGTGGACGTCTACGGCGACGGAGCGGTCGCGGTGATCCATCTGGGGGACGACGTCAAAGTTTCCGCTCCGCTGGCGGAATACACGGCGGCAACGCTGCAACAGGCCCACGGCCCCGGCAACGATCAGACGGGAGCGGCGACCAATAAATTCATGGGGATGGGTCGGAAAGCCGGATTCATATATCCCGACGTCGATGTCAAGATCGTCCCGACGATCAGCGCTCAGGCGGCCCATAAAGTCCATCTTTACAAAGCCGTCGCGATCGGCACGCTGCAAATGAAGTTTGCCGCGTCCGACGACAAAATTATGAAGGTGGAATGGCAAGCGACGATCGACGAATCGAAGGATGACGGGCAGTTGCTCGGAACCCTGATGCTCGCCGGGACCGTCCAGTAATCGACGGAACGGTCAAGCGATTCTTGACGGTTGGTTTCTAATTTCCAGACGGAGGGGTCAACCGGCCTCTCCGTTTTTTTTGTTTCTCGGAATCAAGAAAGGTTTTTCAGTCATGGCGAAATCTCAGGGAATCGGTTCAACGGCTGGCAATTCGGAATCAGTGGAAGGAACGGACGCCCCGGCGAATCCTCCCGAAGTCAAGACGTCGGCCCCGGTCGCGTCCAAGGGGAAGAAACTGACGGGGAAGGATCTGGCAAAGGAACTGGCGGCCATCGCCCGGAAGCCTGCCGGAGCGGAAGCGGCTGCCGAAGCGAAGCGATGCGCCTATTCACTCCATCGCGTTCACGGTTCGACGTCGCCCGATCTGAAAAAAGCGGTCGCCGCGTATTATGCCGCCCCGACCCCAGAGAACGCGGCCGCTCTCCTGAAAGCGGTCGAGTTGGAGAAGTTCGACGACTGATCGTTTCTGTCGTCGCGAGGATCTGGAAATTTTCAGAGTGGATTGAATCAAGGGGATTTTTGAACTCATGGGAAAAGCGAAAACGAACGAACTCCAACCGATCACGATCGATTTGCCGGACGGCGTCAAGTTGACCGTCGGCTCGATCAGTTGGGGAGGTTACAAGGCGATTCGTCGCCTGATGATCGAAGCGTTGTCGGGAAGCGGGAAATCGGCGGTCGAGAAGGTCGTCGGGATTCTCGGCGGTCTGGATCTGACGGCCCCGGACGCGGGAGCGCGGATCGCGGGAGTCTGCGAAGCGGCGGGGGTGATCGACGATCTGCTCGTTGATGCGTGGCCCCTGCTGATCCGATCTTGTGTTGTCGAAGGGTCGGAACTGGGCGACGAATTCTTCGACAAACTTTCCGCCGCGGACTTCCTCACGCTGACGGCGGCGGCGTCGAAGATGGCCGACATCCCCGGACTGATGGCACTCGAGGGAAATTGTGTGTTCGCCAACCTGCCAAGCGGGGGAGGGATGGCGAAGACGAAACCGACGGCGAATCCCCCGACTGGTACGAAACCCTGATCCCGCGCGGCGACCGACTCGTTTGGATCGAGTCGGTCATCTATCGGGAATACCACTGGACCCCGGCGGCGATCGCCGGAATGAGAACGATCGAGGTCATTTATCACGTTCGCCTGATCCATGAACACGACGCTGAACGAAAATTTTGGGAACTCCGAATCGCGGCTGCCGCGCAAGCCGGGGACTCGAAATTCGTCAACGAAGTTACCGGCGACATCCGTGTTATCGCCGACTTTGGGAAGCGACGGCGGCACGCTCTGGAAATGGTGGACGGTGAAGAGAGGGTCGCGATGATCGGGACGCTTCTCAAGCGAAGTCGGTCGGAGTGGTTTGAAACCGGGAACGCCGATCACTGGATCGGCTGGCTCGGTTCTCAGGGATTGACCGAAGCGGACGCGGTCGCCGCATCCGAAAACAAGTTGCGGGAAATTCTGTCTGATCCGTTCTGGGAGGAGTGAAACAAGCGATGGCAATTTCTGCGAACGTCACCCTGAACAAGAGCGGAACGTCGATCACGATTCCGGGGCCGAAGGATTCCTCGGAGGATTCCCGGCCCCGTTACGTTTCCGATGAATCGGCTGGCGGCTCGACGTGGGTTTACAAAATGGCGGCGACGATCATCAACGAATGGTCGCTAAATTTCGATTACCTGTCGGGAGCGGACAAATCGGCGTTGATCGGGTTTTTCAATAACACGGTCGAAGGCCCGACGAATACTTTCACCTACACGCACACGGACGGGGAACAGTACACGGTTCGCTTCAAGGATCGGGCGTTAAAGTTCCGGCGGCGGAACGGAAACGACTGGTCCTGTTCTTTTACGCTGATCGTGGTCAATGCCGCGATCGAGTGATCGGATCAACGCGGGGCCGACTGGCCCCCTTTTTGTTTACTGAGAGTCGATACAAGAGGTAAATACCGATGGGCGTCACGATCCACGAACTGCGGGCGGTTATCAGCGGGAACCTTGTCGGGTTTTCGCAGATGGTCGATGGGGCAATCTCGAAAACGCAATCGCTCCGGAAGGCGTGGGGGGACTTCGCAGCGGACGCATCGCGGGCAGCGAATCGGATCGTCAACACGTTCGGTCTGATCGGGGGAGCGGTCACCGGCGCGGCGGTCAAGATGGGGTTCGGGTTCAACTCCATCAAGGAACAATCAGAGATCGCGTTTACGACGATGCTCGGTGACGGACAAAAGGCGAAAAAATTTATTGCCGAACTGACGGAATTTGCGGCCCGGACTCCGTTCGAACTGCCGGGACTTTTGGACTCGACGAAAAAACTGATGGCGTTCGGGTTCGAAGCGGAGAAGATTATCCCGATGTTGACCGTCGTCGGGGACGCGGCCAGCGGACTCGGTAACCCGGCGGCGATGGATTTCATTATCCGGGCGCTCGGCCAGATTCAGGCGAAAGGGAAAGTCGCCGCGCAGGAAATGAATCAACTGGCGGAACAGGGGATCCCCGCTTGGCAGGCGCTGGCGGATAAGATCGGCGTTTCCATCCCCGAAGCGATGAAACTTGCGGAACAGGGAGCGATTTCTTCCGGGGTCGCGATCCCGGCGATTCTGGAAGGGATGGACGCGAAGTTCCGGGGGCTGATGGAGAAACAGGCGGGGTCGATGTCCGGCCTGCTCTCTACGCTGATGGATCGTTTACGGGGCTGGGCGGGGGATGCGTTCCTCCCGATTTATGATTCGATCCGGAATGGGATGTCGAAACTGCTGTCCGGGGATTCTCTGGGGATGATCGACGGACTGGTCCGGCGGGTTCAAGGATCGATGGCGGCGGTCGCCGTGGAACTGGACGCGATGTTCGCGAACGATCCGTCGGCGATGTTCGCGGCGATCGGAACGGCGGTCGATCATGCCGCTCGGATCTTCGCGTCGTTCGTCGGCTGGCTGCGGCAGTCCGGCCCGGCGTTCGCCGAAACTGCGGGCTACGTCTGGGAATTCATCGAGCCACTGTTGAACTACCTGCGAGAGCATCCGCAGATTCTCGCGGCGTTGATCGCGTTGAAGGTGACCGGGTTTCTCGGTTTGAATTCGGCGGTGATGTCCCTCGGAAATGCGTTGCTGCAAACGATCATGTCGCTCGGTCGAATGGGCGGGGCGACGACGACGCTCGGGTCCGCGTTCAAGGGGGCAGGGTTTGCGGCGGCACTGGCGGCGATCGTCGCGATTTCGGCGGCGGTCTATGAAGCGACCTTGGCAATGACCGGCTACACGAAAGCCGTTGAGGAAGCCCGGAAACTCAATCAGCAGATCGATCAGGAATCCCAGAAGAAAAAACAGGGGAAGATTTCGGAACTTCAGTCGATTTCGGATCCGGCCGCGCGACAGGCTGCGATCGAAAAGGAACTGGAACGGGCGAAACAATCGCAAGCCGGGGCGAATGCGATGGCGTCGGGCGCGCAGGCGAACGCCGAAGCGATCCGCGATCAAAAGGGATATTTCGGTTACCTGACCGGGAACAAGGTGACGAAGGAAGCATTCGCCGAAGCCGAAGAAATGAAAGCCCGATCCGAGGCGGCTGGTCAATATCGTCTGGAACTGGAAAGGATGCTGGCGGAAGAGAAAAGAGCGGTTGCGGGCGGCGGAACTTCCGGTCCCGCGTCTCCGACCTCTCCATCGGCCCCGCCAACTGCCGACATCTTCTCGGCCCCCGAAGGTGCGGTCGCCGACATTCAATCACAGGTTTCCCCCGAAGCTCAGGCGTTGCAGGATCGCACGGAGGCGGCTGATAACGCGATTGAGAATTTCGGGAACAGTCTGGCCGAGTGGGAAGGGGTCATTTCCGACCAAGTTCTCGACGGATTCGAAACGTCGTTTGCCGACCTCGCGCAGCAGTTCCGCGACGGAGCGATCAGCGAACAGGAATTCCAGATGGGCGTCGCCGGGATGAATGAGGGGCTGTCGTCCGTCGTTCCGTTCATGGAGCGACTGGAAGGGATGGGCGACACGCTCCCGACGGAAACGCTGCAGGGATTCGAGAATCAATTTACAACGCTTTTGGTGCAGTTGCAGAACGGGGAACTCACCGCGAATCAGTATCAAATGGAACTGGGGTATCTGAATGATTCGATGCAACTGGCTGGACAAGGCGTTCAGAACGCGGCGCGGTTCGAGGATCAGTTGACAGCCTACCGAACGCGGATGGCGGAGGCGGGCGTCAGCCTGCCGGAGTCGGTTGTTGCCGGTTATCAGTCGCGTTTCGCCGCGCTCAATCAGCAATTCGCATCGGGAGCGATCAGCGCGAATCGCTTCACTCAGGCGACCGACGCCCTGCAAAAAGAGATGGACGCGGCCGGACAAGCGGCGATCAAAGAAATGCAGTTGAAGGAACGTCAACGCTTGCTCTCCGGGAACTTCACGCAGGAAGAATTTCAAAAGGCGGCCGAGGATCGCATTATTCAAATGCGAATGCAGCAGTTCGATCAGTACGTCGAACAGGCGGTCAATAACATGATGGGTTTCAATAACGGTCTGCAGCAGATGGGCGGGAACCTGCAGCAGTTCGGGAACAACCTGCAACAGTTCGGGAACGGGTTCGGCGGAATGCAGCAGCAGTTCGACCCCGAACAACTGCGGGCGGCGCAGGCGACTTACAACGCATTTGCTCGAAGCGTTCAAGGCCAGATGGACGGAATCATTCACGAAATCGGGCTGGCTCAACAGCGGTTGTCCCTCACGTCGATCATCACTGGCGACGCGATCAGGGGGCAAGAGCGATGGTCAACGATTACATGGATCGAGGAACTGACCCGGCAACTCGAACGGTTGCAGTATTCCCCGCCCCCGCAGTTCGTCGCGGGGTTGGGTTCCTTCCAGTTCAGCGATCCGGGGTTACAGTCGGGGACTCAACAGCCGAACGCGATGACGATCAACGTCAATGTGCCGAACCTTACGCGGATGAACAATCAGGAAGTCTCGAATCTGGTTGAGGCGATTCGTCGCGAACAGGAGCGACGGGGGCGTCAAATCTTCGGCGGTTGACATTGCCGCAAAACTAAATCGAGACAATTTGATCGCGGGAATTTTTCGACTATGGTCCGGACATTAACATCAGCGGCGACAACGGAGAAGAATCGGACGACCGGCGCTTTTCCGGTTTACGTTCTCGAAATCCAGTTCGGCGGCACGACCGGGACAAAGTATTATTCCGATCAGGAGTATGACGGAATCCCGGTTACTGTTTCCCCGTTCGTTAAGGAATGGGGCGATCTGCGAACCTCCGCTGAAATCGGCCGCGTCGGTGGATACGGGTCGGTCAATATCAAACTGCTCGACACCGAACACGCCCTGAAAATGCTTTTCGAGGAAAAGCCGGGACCGCAGAATCGAACGGCGTATATCCATGTCTGGTTCGCGGGGACAGAATGGTCCGACCGGATTACGATTCACGGGGGATTCATCGCAAGCCCCTGCCAATGGGAACAGAAATCCGCCTGCTGGTCTCTGGGGATTCTCGGCTTCGAAGACTGGTTTGACCGGACGATCGGGATTCCGCTTGCGCGGTCGATCTGGCCGGAACTGGTTTGTGATGAATGTGAGGGGATTATCCCGATTGTGTACGGCGATCCCTGCTATCGCGTTCCCGCTTGCGCGATCGAACGGCCCGGGATTTCTTATCTCGCCGCGCAACTCTTCATTACCGACACTTCGCTTTATATCCAAGTTGACGCGGACGACGCTGGCTTTCCGCTCGACACCGAAATTTCCCTTGTCATCGGGGGGAATGGCGCGTTTGAAACTTTCACCGGATCGTTTTCGGATTCGGGCAACCGGCGGCGATTCGTGATTTCCAGTCGATCGCAGATCGACGCATCCGGAACGATCCCCGGAACATTCGGGGAAGGCGGATTTTCTTACATCACGATTCCTCTGGCCGACATCACTTCGCCAGCGAATCCCCGGTCTGGCTTGCCGCTTTACCTGACGCAGTCCGGCGAATGGTTCTGGACGATCATGTCGCATTGGCGAATCGAGGGGGACGTTATCGTCGTCGCCTATGAAGGGAATTTTCAGGTCGATGACGGCGACGAAAGCTATTTGATTCCGTCAACGCCGACCCCTTATCAGTGGCTCGCCGGGACTCCGGTTTATCAGGTCGGTGACTGGAAATACGTCGTCAATTTTCTGCCGTCAAAAGAGGTGATCGCAGTCGAGGCGAAGAACGCGGAAGGGGATCTTCTGCGATATAACACGCCCTACTATTCCGTCAATCTGAACGACACGTCTTATAACGCCGCTCTCGGTCGCGCTGGCGGCGATCCGGGAGTGACGACGGTCACGGTCAACCGCGCTCCCGTCGAATTCGGGATGGCTGATAATCGGCTTTATGTTTCCCTGAAAGGCTGCACGTCGAACAATTCGCCATCCGGTCCACTTCTCAAAAAGGGACCGGACATCATTCGCCATCTACTGACGACGGCTCAACTCGGAAACATCGAAGGCGTGACCTATCTCAACGGCGATTCATTCGACGACGCATCCGCCGGGACGCTTACGTCGATGGCGTTCGCACTTCTGGAACGAAAGAAACTGCACGAACTTTGCGGCGACTTGGCGTTTCAATGCGGCTGTCTTTATTTCGTCGATGCGGGCGTCATCAATCTGAAACTTCTGGAAACAACGCTGACCCCTGCCGATTCTGTTCTGACGATCCACGAACTGAATTATTCCGCAGCGTCGTCGCTCCGGGTCGATTGCGTCTCAGTTCGGGAAATGAAAACCGCTGCCGTCGGAAAGTTTGCGGGGGAGATCGGCGGCGTTGAAAATCGACTGCTCCGACAGTCGCCCGACGCGATCGCGGCTTATGGCGAAAAGTCGGAGGAGTACGACCTTTGGGCGTATCAGTCCCCGGCGTCCGTCGCGCTGGTAACTGAATTCTGGTTAGCTCACCGGCTTTCGATTCAGCAGATCGTTTCGTTTGAAACTTACCTGAACGCAATCCACGTTCAGCCGGGCGACACGATCCGGCTCAATATCGAATCCGGATCGGCGGAAACGCTCTTTAACTGCTATGTCCGGGTGCGTGACACGGCGTTGAACATGGGCGGGGCCAGCGATGGGGAAACTCCGAAAATCCGAATCGCGGCAGAACTGCGGCTTTATGAATTCGAAGTCGATGTCGATGTCCCTGACGACAATCCCTGTTTTTCGTTCCGTCTGATCGGCGATCCGATCGGCGACGGCGGCCCGTCGGGTCCGATTATCGGCCCGCCAGATCCGCCCCCTGATTCCGGCAGCGGTTCCGGATCTGGGTCCGCAACAGGTTCAGATTCGGGCAGCGGTTCCGGGAGCGGGTCGCAGACGGGCAGCGACTCCGGCAGCGGCTCCGGCAGCGGAAGCGGATCGGAATCCGGCAGCGGCTCCGGTTCCGGTTCTGGTTCCGAGTCTGGCAGCGGTTCGGGTTCCGGGAGCGGGTCGGGATCTGGCTCCGGATCGGGGTCGGGTAGCGGTTCAGGGTCCGGATCAGGGTCCGGATCAGAATCGGGTTCAGGTTCAGGTTCGGGTTCCGGATCCGGGTCCGGGAGCGGATCGGGCAGCGGTTCCGAATCAGGCTCCGGCAGCGGCAGCGAATCGGGAAGCGCCTCGGGTTCCGGTTCTGGATCTGGCAGCGGCAGCGGTTCCGGATCGGGTTCCGGTTCAGGGAGCGGTTCCGAGAGTGGCTCGGGGAGTGGATCTGAATCAGGAAGCGGATCAGGCTCCGGATCCGCTTCGGGATCGGGGTCCGGTTCGGCCAGCGGCAGCGAATCGGGATCAGGTTCCGGGACAGGCTCCGAAGGTTCCGGTTCTGGAACTGGTTCAGGATCCGAGGGGTCTGGCTCGGGTTCCGGTTCTGGATCCGGAGGAGGGTCGGGCAGCGGATCCGGCTCGGGATCAGGTTCAGGAACAGGAAGCGGGAGCGGTTCAGGATCGGGCAGCGGAAGCGGGTCCGGGTCTGGTTCTGGCAGTGGTTCAGGATCGGGCAGCGGGTCGGGTTGTCCGAAAGACACGAACGCTTGCAACGATGTGCCGTGTACCCTTTACGTTTCCCTGGCGAACTCTCAGCGATGTCAGAACGCCCACCTGTTCACTTCAAACGGGGAACTTACCTACCAAAGCGGCCAGACGTGGACGGGACATATTTATTTAGGGGTGTTCGGAGTGAACGCCGGTCTGAGTTTGAACATGAGTTACGACCCGCCAAGGCTTTCGATGTCCGGGTGTATGTCACCATCGGAAATCAGTTTTGCCAGCGTCAAGTTTTGCGGCCCGGTTCATCTGGGATTCGAATTCACCGCCGACGACTGCTGTCAGAACAACGGGAAGGGAGCGATGCTAATTGAGATCACCGAATGAGTGCCAATGTGAACGGCCGGGGTTTTGCGACCGATATAAAAGACACGTCAGCGACAGAATGATTTCGATCTGTCGCGACGAATGTTTGACGCTCGACAAGTGCGAAGCGTATCGCCAGCAATGGGCGAGGATGGCGGAGCAGAACCCGCAGGAAAAGCCGACGGAAAAGGTGATCCATATTTCCGACGACGGACTGTTCCGCTGTCTGCATCGATCAGCGGAACCGCATCGGCACACGCCTTGCGAAGCCGGTTGCAAAGGGGAGGACAGGATCGCCCCGGTCTATCGATGCGAACACTTTGGAACGGAATGCACGATCCACAATTACGGACTTCGCATCGACGGCCCGACATCCCCGTCGATGCCGAAGTGTCTGTCTTGCGATCAGCGAATCGAGCGGGTCGTCAAGGTGAACGCCGACGCGCACGGAATGGGCGACGCGGTTCTGACGGCTTGCATTGCGGAAGGCGCGAAGCAAGGCCCGGTCAAGTTGATTCATGCGGCGACTCGACAGAATGCGGCAGTCCTGAAACTTCTCGGGCAGGAAGTCACCGAAGATTTCGAAGGATCGATCACGACCTACGCGGCCTACCATGAACACGAATGCAAAGCGGAGCGGGGCAGCGTTCCGCGCGCGATTTCGCGAGGTCGAGCGATCGGAATCAACACGCGGCCGAAACTTCCTTCGGATATTCGGATCCCGGAAGAATCCTTGAAATGGGCGGAGCAGGTTTCGGCAGATCATCGCGGAAAAGAAAACCGCCCGATCGTTCTCCTGTTCCCGATGGTTCACTACACAAGCCGTCGCTGGCCTTATTCCTATTGGGTTGATGTCGCGTGGAAACTTCATCGTAAGGGCTACGCGGTCATTGTGATGACCGGAACGCGAGAGGAAGAATTGACCAACGTCCCTTATCTGTTTTGGGGACAACCGATCGAGAATATCGCGGCGCTGATGCTCAAGGCTGATCTGGTCGTCGGGAATGATTCCGGCCCCGCGAATCTGTCCGGCGCTCTGAATGTCCCGACGATCGCAATTCTCGGCCCGACTAAGCCGACGATTTTCGCTCACGCTCCATCCGTAACGACGATGTCGGCGTCGGTCGAAGACTGCGCTTGCGTCGGCTGTCACTTCGGCTGGCCTTATCGCGCGGCCTGCGACCGGATGTGTCTGGGGTTGTTTGCGGTCAAGCCGGAAACCGTGATCGAGGAAGTCGATCGACTGGTCCTGTCGAAAAAATGGCGGCAGCATTGCGGGATCTGGTGTCGTCCGGAATACAACGGGCAGGACGAAAACGTCGTCGGTGAAGTCATCCGGGCGAACTCCTATCGACTCGACATTCGACCGACGCGAAAGGGAATGCAGGAAATTGTTTTCGACATCGGCGCTCACGTCGGAACTTTCGCGAGTGAATGGCGCAAGAAAAACCCGTCCGCCCGGATTACTTGCGTCGAAGCCTGTCCGGAAAATCTTCCGATCCTTCGCGCGAACGTCGGCGGGTTCGCTCAGCACGTCATCCACGCCGCTTGCACCTACGAACCGGGAAAACTTTATCTCCTGAACTCCTGCAAAGAGGGGGGAACGGCGACCGGAGGTTCGACGGTTGTTCGCGCGAAGGACATCAAAAAGGAAACCTTCGGGCATCTTTATTGGGAGGACAGACGACCGCTTCCGAAGATGACCTTGGAACGGTTGATGAGTTTCAGCGACGTCGATCATATTGACGTTCTGAAACTCGACTGCGAGGGTTCGGAGTTTTCGATTCTGGAAAATACAAAGTCGCTGGATCGCATCGGGTTCATCTGCGGGGAGTACCACGGGGAGGAACGCTGGACGGAACTGGTAGAACGGATTTTCAAGCCGAGGGGTTGGGGGTATTACGTTCCGCATCGTGCGGGAGGTCTCGGCATCTTCCACCTACAGAATCCGAAGTTTTTTCCATGAACGAATTCGCAGAACTCGCCCGCTCCGCGTCCGAGAAGTTTTCGACGATCGAGGAAATGCCTGCGGTCGCCGTTGTCGGCGACTTCCTGATCGACGTTCATCGGCTTTGCACCTGCGAACGAATCGCGCAGGAGTCCCCGATTCCCGTTTGGAAACAGGTTTCCCATTTTCTCAATCCCGGAGGAGCGGCGGGCGTCGCCTGTTTCGCTCGCGATTTAGATTGTCGCGTCAATCTGATTTCGGCGGTTGGTGTCGATACCTATTCCGGGAATGCCGTCGAAGTCATGAAACAAGGCGGAATCGACTGCGAATCCGTCGCCCGGCTGCGGGGCTGGACCCCCTCGGTTAAAACTCGAATCTGGACGGAGTCGCCGGGGTCCGTGCTGATGCTGGCCGCCAGAATGGACACGGAGGACAACGAATTCCCCGTCGAGCGATTTAACGACGGCGGACAGTCGGCGGATCCCTTTCGCGGAGCGGATGGCGTGATCGTCGCCGATTACGGGAAAGGGTTCGTTATCCCGTCTCTGTTGCGAATTCCGGAGGGGGTTCAGACGTTCGTCGATCCGGCCCCCGGATTGCGTGGCGACCTGCGGGCGATTTACGCTGGTCGAACTGACTGGCTGATTCTGAACGAAACGGAATTCGAGGGGTTGGAATTCGGGGGCAGCGGCCCGGGGAATCTGATCCGGAAACGTGATCGCTCTGGCGTGGTCGTTCTGACAGACGACGGCGAGACGTTAAGTTTGCCGGGGATTGTGGATCGTCCCCGATACGTTTCCGGCGCTGGCGATATGTTCATTGCCGCGTTTGCCGCCGCGACCTGCTGCGGACTGACTCCGGGAGAATCTGCGGCGGTCGGTCATCTGGCGGCCGCCCTGCTGATCCGGGACGTACCATTCGACCGAAAAAAGATCGATCGAGAATTGATTTATGAATTCGCCTGCGAACTCTCTGAATCGGTTTCTGAGTGACTGTCGCCGCTCTGGGCTGCGGCTGGTCGTGACAAACGGCTGTTTTGACGTCCTGCACGCGGGACACGTTCTGTCGCTGTCTGAGGCCCGCAGGATGGGCGACGCCCTGATTGTTCTCGTTAACGACGACGAATCCGTCCGATCCCTGAAAGGTCCGACGCGGCCAGTCAACAGGATCGACGATCGTCTGGCGGTTCTGCGGGCGCTGCGGTGCGTTGATTTTGCCGTCGATTTTTCCGGTCCCGATCCGGGGGAACTGGTCAAGCTGATCCGGCCGGAGGTTCTGGTTAAGGGGTCCGACTGGCGAGGGAAGCGGGTCGCCGGGGAAGAATGGGCAGGGGAAGTTCGATTCGTGGATCTGCTGCCGGGTCGATCGACGACCGCGATTCTGCAGCGGGCGACCCCCTGAACGGATTAGTGTACAGGATGCAACCGCGCTGTTTCATGATGCAACCGCGCTATCGCATTTCATTTCGCCCGATCTGTTGATGTTTCAACGACTTGCGTATTTAAGCGATTCCCTCTATTAAGTCCTAATATCTATCCCCCTACCCCCTTGCGTGTACAGTATCGACCTGACGGGCCGGGACAGGGAGGAGGAGGGAGAAGCGGGAAGGGGGACAGGAACGCGAGGCGTCGCCCCCGTTGCATCATCGGGAGCAGGTCCGGGAATTCAGTCGGTCTGACGCCCGGAGCGATCTGGGGCGATTTTGGGCGGTTTGACGCGAACCCTGTTGATCGGCAGGAATCCCGGACGTTACGATCTGGAAAGCCGGGGGATTTACACGCAAGGGGACAAAATGAAAGACAAGTTGATTTCGTTCGCGAAGAATTTCGGGATCATCGTCGCCTGTCTGCTGGCGGTTGCGGTTGCGGTCGCTGTTTATCAGTGGCAGATGGAACCCTATCAAAATGCCGTCGAGCAGTCCGGCCGACTGAATCAGCAGATCAATTCGCGGTGAAATGAAAAACCGCCCCCGATTTTTCAGGGGCGGTTCCGGTCTGTCACTCCTCCGGGTTCAAGACGATCGGCCGCGCCAGCAAATCCGCAGGCCCGATCTGTTTCAGGATTCGCGGGTCGAGATAGTGCTTTTTGGTGACCGCCCGGGAACCGTGATCGAGGAGATCGGTTGCGTTCCCCCCGCACGCTTCGAACAGGCTGGCCGTCGTCCGCCGCAGACACTGGAAAAGGTGTCGCCGGTCATGTGGCAGTCCGGCGGCTTTCAGGATCCTCCGATATGCCGGATAGATCGCCCGATCCTGATTCGGCCAAGCCCAAACTTTCCCGCATTTGACAGGGAATTTCCGCAAAACTGCGACCGTGTCGGGATGGAGGAAATGGATTTTGTCGCGGGTTTTCCACTTCCGATTTTGCGCGGGGAAAAGGATCGTCCCCGTATGGAGATCGATGTCGTTCCAGTCGCTCGCGAAAACGGCCCCCTTTCGCTCCGCCGTGTCGAAGAAAACCGCGTGCAAGCTGATCCACCAAAGGGAAGCGGGAACCCCTGAAATTTCCCCCTCTTGCGCGAGCAACGCCCGCCAAAGGGTTGCCATCTGCTGACAAGACCACGCGACCGGAATCCTTTCCGGCTCTTTCAGTTTCTTGACGGTGGGGAACTTTTTGACCCGGCGGGTCCGCGCTAAAAACTCCCAGATTGCCCGGAGGTTCGACAGGAGTTTATTCGCGGTTGCGGGGGATCGTCCGCGCTCCATCATCCAATAAGCGGCCCCGATCAGGTTTTCGTCGGTCAAATCCCACGTTCGCGGACGTTTCCCGAGGAACAGCCCGAAGTTTTCGATCGAAACCCGGAACTGATTCAGGGTCGAGGGACTGGCCCCCCGGAGTCGGCTTGGAGCGTAGAACTGCTCAAAGCATTCGCGCACCAATGGCGCAGTCTGACAGGTTTTCATCGTGTTGCCTTTCGAAACAAAGAACGTCGTGTCGAATGGTTACCCGGCTGCGGCGATCATCGCGCAACTGTTCGACCGGGGGCAATCTGAAACCCGCTCCGGTCGAAATTGATCCGGCCAGCCGTGGCGGTTATTTCGGACGTTCCGTTTTTTCCGTTCGGCAACGCCGCAAGCGAAACAGGATGTCCCCTTGGGGGTATTTCCGAGCAGGTTTTCCCGGAATTTTCCGGGGAATCCCGCAAAAAACAGTTAGCGGAGAAGTTCCCGAAAGGGAAGCGGTGAAGGCTGTCGCCTAGTGCGGAGTATCCGGCCTTTTGCTGTCTGTGGTTAGCTTCTCTGCGAAACCTGCGCGGCGGCGTCCTCTGGGCGTCCGCCGCGTTTTTCGTTTGCGGAGATTATCAGAACGGTTACAATCCGGGCATGTCAACAAAAAAAACAGAACTCGACGAAAAACAACTGGCCGCGAACTTCGGGGACAACATCACCGCCCTGATGGAACAGCAGGGGGTCGGCGCTTACGATCTGGCCGACGCGGTCGGAATTTCATTTATGACCGTCTATCGCATTCTCAGAAAAGAGCGGCTTACGCAACTCTTGATCGCCGCTAAACTTGCGGACTATTTCGGGACGACCATCGACTCCCTGATGAGCAAGCCGAAAAAAAATTGAAAAATCTCTGTTGCATTTTGTAACCCGCCAGTTATATTGGCTTCCGTGACGTTTGGGAATAACCACTCCCGGACGTTGCGAACGATACTCCGCACCGCTGAACCCTGCCCGTTGCCGGGTTAAATGTGCCGCCGCTGGCGGCCTCTGCTGTGCGTCCTGACGCAACTCCATTTGCCGAAGATTCCGCAGTCACGCGCGAATAGGTTCGGCGGGGAGGTAAATCGCCATGGTTGGTTCTCACGGGGGCAGCGACAACGACCGCCTGAAGGTCGGCCAGATTGTTCGACGTCCCGGACAGAATGGCGTCGAGTTTGGGGTCGTGGTCTCCGTCGCCGGGCAATCCGCCCGGATCAAGATCGGAAGCCGAATCGTCCTGCAAACTATCGCCGAAACGAAGCGGCTCCGTTGCCGCGACCGCTTTTGCAAAGTCTTCCGAGGGGAAGACAACATCAGCGCGGAAGTTTTCATCGAATCCGACGCCGGATCCTTCCGCCTGTCGCCACACTCCGAACGATTCACGTTTGCCCATCGCTTTTGGTGGGGACTGGGAGAGGGCGAGGCCTACGACCTGCGACGACTGCAGACGGCGGCGATCATCCTGTCGAAGATCCCCGGCGTCGATCTGCGGGTCGTGGATCTGTTCGCGGAACGGTTCGCGACGGAGGTCGTCCGCAAGCTGACCCCGCAACGCTGGTATCTGACCGAATTCGATCTGCGGGAATGGCTCGAAAACGCCTCCGCTGAATTCGCGGCGGAAGGGGGCGTCGGTCATGTTTCACGTTGAACCCTCGGGATGGCTCGCGATTGCGTTCGTTGTCCCCCTGCTGCTGTTGCGGGTCGCTATTGGAAAACGCCCGCTCGTCTGATTGTTCTCACTCAGGAAAGGAATCCCGATGTTGTGCCTGTCTCGCCGCGTCAAGGAAACGATTGTCATCGACGGCGGCATTGTTATCACGATCACGGAAATTCGACAGGGGAAAGTTCGATTCGCGATCGAGGCTCCCCGCTCTATCAAAATCCATCGCGGCGAAGTCGCGAAATCAATCGAGCAAGAAAAGGAAACGAAATGAGTACAACCGCTCCTGAAACCAAAAACATCGGCTATGCCGAAATCGAAAACATTGGCCCGATCAAGGATCCGGTTCGCATCCCGGTTCCCGTGGGCGGCGGACTGTTGGTTCTGCTCGGGCGCAACGGCTCCGGGAAATCGACGACGCTCGACACGTTCCGGAAGTCGCTCGGGCAGGACGTGAAACTTGCGAAGAATGAACGGGCGGTCGGCTCCGGTCACTTCGAAACCCCGTTCGGGGTGAAGTTGAAAGTGTCGCAGACGACGCGACGGACGGAAGAGGAAGGGGGTTTGGCTGTTGAAGTTCTGGACGACGAATTCCAGATCGGCGACCTTGTCGATCCACGCGAAAAGGATGCAGCGGCAGCGGATCGCCGCCGACTGAAAGCCCTGTTGCGGGTCGCCGGAGCGGAAGCCGACATCGCGGATTTCGTTCAGTTGTTCCGCAATCAAGAGGAATTCGAACGGATCGTCCGCGACGAAACGCGGAAGGTGACGGACCCGGTTCAAATGGCGTCCATGGTCAAAGCCGACATCGAAGCGGAAGCGCGGATCATCGAAGCGGAGATCAAGAAATCGGAATCCGAACTTCTGCGGCTGGAAGGGGCGCTCGACGGGTTCGATCCGGCGGCGAATACGGTCGATCTGGAAGCGACCCGACGCGACCACGAACAGGCCGTCGAACGGTTGGGGGCGTTGAAGCGGGATCGCGCGGCATATCTGAACGCCGTCGAACAGATCGAAGTTCTGCAGGAGCGGGAAGCGGCGGCCAAGGAAGCCGGGGCCGTCGATCTGACGACGCTGAACGGCAATCTGGCCGCTTGCCTGATTGACTGCGAGTCTCTGAGGAATCGAAGCGGGGACATCGTCGCGAAGATTGCCGACCTGCAGAACGAACTAAGAATCGTTTCTTCTCAGATCGCCGCCAAGGAAAGCGAAATCGAGTCGCAGAAAGCGAAGATCGAATCCGCCCGCGCATCCGCCGACCTGCTGGCGTCGATTCAAAAGCAACTCGCCGACGCCCGCGCTGTCGCCCCTGTCAGCGAATCGGATCTGCTCGCCGCCAAGGAACGATCGGAGGAACTGGCCCGCGCTATCGGCTCCGCTCAACTGCTGGCGGACAAGGCGAGGGACTTCCGGCGGTTGCAGGACAAGCGGGCGGAACTCTCCGTCCTGCATAAGTCCGCGACCGAACTCCGCGACTCCGCCAAGGCGACCGACGGCGTTCTAACCGACATGGTCAAGACGCTGGGGACTCCGGTCAAAGTCGGCTACGACGACAAGGGGAACCCGCGGCTGATCGTTCCGCATGAAGGACGCGACCGCGACATCTACTTTTCGGATCTGTCGAAAGGCGAGCGGTTGTATCTGGTGACATCCATCGCGATCAACGCGGTCGGCCCCGGCGGAATGTTCGTCATCCCGCAGGAGTATTACGAAGGGCTGGACGAAGAGAACCGCGCGAAGATCGCGGAGCAGTTGAAGGGGACCGGCGTCGTCGCGGTCACTGCTCAATGCTCCGGCGGGGATCTTCGCGGGGAGATTTACGAATAGAGCGGTTCCCGCTGGTGTGTGCCAGCGGGGTACGCCTCCGGGGGGAGTTAAGCCCTTTCCCCCGGAGGTTCTGGGAGTGATGGTCGGCGGCGGTTTCTATCCTTCAATTGACGACGCCGACAGGTTCAGGGGTTCGATTCCCCGACTCCCACTCACAAAGCCGGATCGGGTTAAGCGAAAGCTCAGGCCGGGTAAGCCGACCCGATCCGGCGGAATCAACAGGAAAGGGAACGCGATGCTTAACGACAGAGATTCAGAAGTCGCGAGATTGGCGATTGGCAACGCGGCGGAAATGTGCCGTCAACACTTCCAAGAGTTGTGCGGTGAATGGACTCTTCCGTCCATTCTTTACCGTCCATCCCTGTCGCTAGACGGCGACAAGTGGATTGCCCTTTATGGAGAGAACATTCAAGAGGGCGTAGTCGGTATCGGCGACAGTCCCATTGCTGCAATGCACGCATTCGATCTTGCGTGGTGCGAGAAGGTAAAAGCGACGGGAAGTAACTGAAACAGGAAGCCCCCGGCAATGTCACGGATTCGGCGCCCGAACAGTTTGCGATTCCCGTGGGAGCAATGGTTGCTCTCGCCGCATCCGATCGAAGCGGTTCAGGGGCGGGACTTTCATCAGTCGGTTCGCGGGTTCGTCACGATGTTGAAGCGGGAAGCGAATCGATTGAGTTTGCATAGCAGGCAGGCGCGGTTCGAAGTCGAGATCAGGTCGCGAAGAAACTCGGGTCGGGTCTGGTTCAGGTTCAGAACGAAAGGGAAACAATGAATCAAGTCAATCAGTCTCGACCATGTTGGTACAAAAACGCCCCCGGTGGACTCTGGAGAGAAGGGCGATTTCATGCGTTCTCTACGGAATACGAAGAACTTCGAGATGGGGTCGGGCAGTATCCCGTTGCGATCATCGAGACAGTCGGCGGGCAGCTTGAATCTCTCCCAGTTTCGTTCGTTCATTTCGGGTTTCCGGAAGGGCCAAAACAATGACAACCGAAGCCCCCATCAAACCGCACACGTCGGCGACCGCGATCGAGGATTACTTGATGTGCGGTGAATACTTCCGCCAGACACGAATCGAAGGGAAACGCGGCCCGAAGTCGCTCCCTGCTCTCCGGGGGATTTCTCTCCATGCGGCGGCCGCGAACAATTACACGCAAAAGATCGAAACCGCTACCGATCTGCCGCAGTCGGATTTCATCGACTTCGCGGTTGCTCAGTTCGACGGCGGACTCTCGACGGGCGTTCATCTGTCGAAAGAGGATGAATCGATCGGCGCGGCGAAGGTGATCGGGAAGACGCGGGACGCGGTCGCAGACCTGTCCCGCTTCCATATTCGGGAGCAGGCGCCGGAGTACGATCCGGAGTTGGTCGAACAGCGGTTCCGTCTGGAACTCCCCGGCTCTCATGATCTGGTCGGCGTCGTCGATCTGTACGACAAAAAAAAGATCGTGACCGATTTCAAATCTCGCGCCCGCTACGGATCGCAAAACGAAGTCGATACGTCGCCGCAACTGACCATCTATTTCGCGGGCGTTCACGCCCTGACGGGATCGCCCCCAGAAGCGGTTCAACTCGACATCACGATCAACAATTCAGCAGGAGTTAAGCGGCAGGTTCTCCGGTCCACGCGGAACGATGCGGATCTGACCGCGCTCGCGTGGCGGATCGATACGGTGACCGCCGCGATCAATGCGGGGATCTTCCCCCCGGCGGCGGCGGGTCATTGGAAATGTTCCGCGACCTATTGCCCGCTCTGGTACTCCTGCAAATACGTCAACAGCGAGCGGATCGCGAAGTCTCAAGGCTGATCGGAATCAACACTCAACAGCGGATCGAATCGAAAGGAAACGGAAATCATGGCGACAGGTGAACTGACGACGAACACGGAACACGCGATCGGCGGCGGAATGGCCCCGCAGATTGAATCCATCGCATCCCTCCCGCCGAATCTGGCGGTCATGCGGATGGAGAACGACAATATCATGAGTCTGGCCGCGTCGCGGCCCCGATCGGTCGCCCTGATGCGTCGGGAGATCGAGGAGCAGTTGTCGGCGTTCCCGAAGCAAGCGGCGAAACTGATCTTCGCGAAGCCGGTCGGCCGCGAACCCGATGTCTGTACCAAGTGCGGGAGCGAATGCTTTCGGCAAAAGAACGGGAAGCGGGCGATCAACTGTTGGAAATGCAATTCGCCCGACATCAAGGAAGGGGGCCAGAAGTTCGCTCGCGGCCTGTCGATTCGGGCAGCGGAAATGCTCGCCGAAGTCTACGGTTACAACCGCGTCCGGTCGTGGATGGAACCGATTGACGGCGACACGATCCGCGTTTGTGCGTCGTTCACCGATTATCAGAAGGGGCGGACGTGGACCGATGAATCGATCCTCTCCCGACTCTACACGACGAAGAATAAGGAAATCGTCCGCCATCCCGATGACCGGTTCTACGGGGTCGTCGCCCGCGCTCAGTCGTCCAAAGTCATTCGGGAGGTCGTCGTCCGCTGTGTGTCTGCCGGTCTCAAGGCGTGGCTTTACGACGAAGCGGAACGCCTGATCGACGAAAATCTCGACGACGCGACGATTCAGAAAATCATTTCCAATTTCGCGAATAAGCAAGTCAGCCAGCCGATGTTGGAGCGGCTGATCGGGCGGACGATCAAAGAGGGCTGGACGAAGGACGACCGGAAAACTTTGGTCGGGGTCTGGAACGCGATCGACTCCGGCGACGAATCCGTCGCGTCGGTCTTCGCTGACGTGGAAAAGGATGACGACGAAAAACCGGACGGGGACGCCGACAAGAAACCGACGAACGGCAATGCATCATCTGCGACGAACGACGCCCTGAAAAACCCGACCGCGACGAAGGAAGAATCGAAGCGGGAGGAGCAGGGGAAACCGGCGGACGACAAGAAACCGACGAAGCCGTCCGCGTTCCTCTCCCTCTCGGATCGGATCGGCAAGGCGACGGGCGACGGCGAACTTGATGTCCTGTCGGAAGAGATCGCATCGACCAAAGCCGACGGCGACCTGACGGACGGACAGACGAAGGAACTGAATCGGTTGCTGACTGAGAAGTCGAAGCAACTCAACGAAGGTTAAGGCGGTCGGGTGTAACGGCCCCGATATTCGCCCGTCGCCGGATTGCGTCAGATCCGGCGGCGGGTCGCCTTTCACAACTGACTGACGCAACGGACAGCACGAAGCGAAAACGGATTTTTTTACCAGCGTCATTGATTCGGCGATCACGGAATGAAATCGACTTACCCCAGACGACGACCGAAGTCAGCCCCCGGACAATACTGCCTCACGCTGACACGGCAACAGAAATTCGCGCTCCTCCGGGGGGCAAACTTCCGGCTTCCCGGATCGAAGGTTCGGACGTTCAGCCGCGTCTATGAACTGTTGGAACAGATTGAAATTCATACGGGGGTCAAAGGGTGTCGCGTCCGGATCGGATTGCTGGCGGAGAAAATGCACTGTTCGAAAGCAACGGTCATGCGTGCAACGAAACTGGCGGAACAACTGGGGGTGATCGGGGTCGGCAGGGACCGCGACGGGGAAAATGAATATCGACGGACGGGGGGGAACGGCCCGAACTGGTACAAGGTTTTTTGGGACAAGGTCCGGGGCTACTGCTCGAAAGAAACGATCGCCATCGCTCAACAGGATCGGCCGTCGGAACAGCCGACCGAAGGGGAGCAGAAGAAACAGGCGGAAACTCGCGAGGTTCGCACGGATCGCAAGGGAGCGACAGGGGACGGATGGAATCGCGTCCGGGGAGAACTTCGCGAATTCGGGGTCGTCAACGCGGTTACAGCGGCTAATCAGGCATGGGCGAACGGATTGTCGCCCGCTGATTGTCTCGCGTTGCTGGCCTACGCGGGCGAACGCCCGGCGGGTTATTGGAATGATCCCCCGGGCGTTCTTTATCACCGAATCATCAACGCGCGGCCCGGCGCTGGCCCGGATCAGGACTGGCCGAAACCCTGCCCGAAATTTCTTTTGCAGGAAAAGCGGGATCGCGAAAAGAAACGCGAACAGGACGAACGCCAGCGGGCGGAGATCGTCGCGAAAAACTCAAGGTCGATGACGGATCTGCGGATCAGGAGCGAAGCGGACTTCGGCCCGCTGCTCGACGCGATGGATCCCGACGAACGGAACGAACTGGCCCGGCGTCAATTCGGCGGCGGCCCCCTCTGGCAGATTTACCAGCGCGACGGATTCGGCGGCGGTCTGGTCCGCGTTAGCCTGATCGCCGCTCTCCGAAAGGAAAGGAATCGCGAATCATGCCCGCAGTAATTTCCCGAAAGAAATCCGCCAAGGTCCGGGAGCGGATCCCGAACCCTGTCCGCTGTGCGATCAGCCGCGGGCGAATCTTTTATCCGGTCGCGTTCCGTCTGGGGCCGCGAGGTTCCTCCGGGGCGTTCCGCTGGCCGGATCACGAAACCCGCAAGGTTGCTTTGGCGACCGACTCCTGTCCGCAGGGATCGCCGGTTCGCTTCCAGTTGGGCGGGCGGGTTCGATTCGGCCTGACGAAGTCGAATCCGTTTTTCGAGGACGGAAAGCTCTGGGTTTTCGTCTGCGGATTCGATCAGGCGTTCCCGTTCGCATTCCTCCGGGTCGTCGCGACTCTCCCGCCGCTCTGACAGTCAGCGGCGATCCCTACTCTCTCAATCTCGATTCACGATGAAAGGTCTTTAGTATGACGGAACAGAAAACCATCAATCCAAAAACGGAACTCGAGGTCGATTTCGGCGGCGTCTCCATCGGACAGGAAACGGCGAGGATCGGCGTCGAGATCGACCGCGCCAAAATGACGCTGCAGGATGCCGACAAATTTCTCTCAGGCTCCCGGCTCAAGGTTCATCTGCTGGCGACGCCGAAGGGCGAATGTAAAGGCCAGAAACATTTCGAGGATATGACCGAGACAATCGAAGGGGAAATCGATTGCAAGTCGTTTTCGGTCACTGCTGACAAGTTCCGGACGGGGTTTAAGTTCGCGGCGGCGGCCCTGAACCTGTTGACGTTCGTCGGCTTCCGGAAGAGGCCGGGGAAGGCGTTTATCGAATGGATCGGCGCGGCGTCCGATCACGATGACGATGACGACGAACTCGACCCGGACGAAAGGGAGTTTCAGGCCGGAGCGGATCGCCCGGTCGGTCACCCGATCCTGAAAGCGGCGGCGGCGGCGCGGAAGGGACTGGCGGGGAGCGCCGACGATCCCGCGAAAGATCACCCGATTGAAACGCTCTCGAAAAAAGGACTCAAGAAACTTGCCGACAAAATGAGCGCGTCGGATCAGTACGACGGGCAGGGAATCGCCGACGGACGCCTTGAAGGGATCAAGGAATTCTTGTCGGTCAAGACGGTGACCGAACTCGAAAACGTCGTCAACGCCGATCCGTTCTGGCACACGAAGATCCATCGCTTCGGGGAGGATGCGATCGATCAGACGTCCGACGCGATCCTGTTTTTCCGGTCGATGGTCGGTTATCCCTCCGACGACTCGACGGCGGAATCCGAAGGGGAGCAGGCGAACCCGCCGGGGTACATGGACGCGAACATTCCGGACGACGAAGCCTATACACTGGGGGCGAATGCGTGCGTCGCTTCCTCGGAAGCGTCGAACCCGTTCCCGCCGGGAACCCGCGCGGCGGAATTCTGGGACAAGGGATTCAACGAAACCGAAACGGCCGTCGGTGACGACGACGACGGTTCGATGCTCTCCGGCGAACACACGGAGGACGTTGAAGTCGATCAGGATTCGGAGGCCGTTGAAACCGAATGAAAGCGTTTCGGATCGTTCTCCCGTGGCCCCCCAGTATGAACGATTACTGGGGGACGCAAGTCGTCAAGCTGAAAGTCCCGAAGGGGAAGCGGACGCACTTCGCCCATACGTTCATGACCGACAGGGGCCACAACTTCCGAAAAGCGACGATCGCAATCATTCGCGAGAGGATGAGGGGAAAGCCGATTCGCCCGACGAAATGCCGTCTGGCTTACAAAATGGTTTTCTGTCCCCCGTCCCGGCGAATGACCGATCCGTCGAACTTCATTAAAGGCGTCGAAGACGCGATCCAGCATTCCGGATTGATCGAGAACGACAGTCAGTTCGACAAGGGGAGTTGGGAACGCGGCCCGGTCGTTCCGCGTGGATGCGTGGTCGTCATCATCTGGAAACACGAAACCCAACCAACAACACAGCAGGAATTATTCGGCGATGAACCAATTCAAACAGGTGATCGGAAAACTGAAACAGCAGCAGGAGCGGGAGTCGCTGGAACAGGCCCGCGACAAGGCCATCGAAGCGGCGGCAAAGTTCCGGCAGGTCGCCGAACTCGCTCTTTGCGCAGCCCTGCCGAAAATCGACGTGGCCCATTGCGAACCGGCGGATCTGGAAACGATTCATCGATTCATGGAGGAAACGAGTCATCTGAACGCAATGGCGGACTCGGAACCGCTGACGCTGATTCGTTTGCTGCTGGAATCGACGGACTCCCCTGAACTCGCCTATATCAACGCGGCGAATCAGTCGCGGGCGTTTCTGGAACAGTTGGAGATTGAGCAACTGCGGTTGCTGGCGGTGACGGAGATTTTGAAACGTCACGGGTCGGCGTCGTCTCGATTTCGAATTGAACAACTGAAAGTCGCAAACTTGCAGATGAGTTGGATACTCGACGGAATTCCGGATCAGTCGTGGTCCGATTACCTGCAGAAGTCCTACGGGATTCCGCAAGCGGCCATCGATCAGGAAATTCTGCGGCAAATGGAAATCACTCAAGGAAAGGAACCGGCGAACAATGACCAGAAAAATCAAACTTCCGAAATGCCCGGCCTGCAGGGATCGCGGGAAGGTGATCGCGATGTCGGGGTCGATGTTCCGCTGCCTGAAATGTCTGGGGAACTTTGACGACGATCCCGACGAAGGGGGGACACACTTCGCCGACCCGTCGCGGCGGTTGGTCCTGCAGGAGCGGGAAGCGAAACGGAAAACAAACAGGATTTTGAAAGGGGGTTTCGGGTGAAGTCGTTTTACATCTCCCGTAACAAATACACATCAGAGGTTCGTAAGACAGTCGGCGTAAGTCTGTGGGGCACTTATCCATTGAAAAAACTCACTCCGAATGGATCGATCATCTTCGAACCATCTTCGGGAAGTTCGGTCTCAAGCTCTGTGTCGATCACATTCAAACAGTCGAAAGACTTATTCGGATTCGTTCCAGTCCACGGCGATATTCACGAAGTCAAATTAGCGATCCAATGAAACCCAAACCTTCCCACGGTCAAAAATCGCTGTTGCCGGAAGTCCCGACATTCCGGCGCTGCCGGGTCTGTAATCGCCCGTTGACCAAGGGGACCGACAGCGTCGGCCCGAAATGCAAACAAAAAGAAACGAAGGGAACGAAATGACAACGATCAGCATCAGCCGAGAATCATTCCTGCACGCTCTGGGGGCCGTCGAACCGGCTGTCCCGAAGAAATCCCCGCGCGAGATCCTGCAGAATGTTCATCTGCGATATTCCGACGGACTGGTCGCTCTGATGGCGTCCGATCAAGAGATCGCTGTCCGCTATGAAGTCGCCGCGACCGTGAAAGGCCATGGGGAATTTCTGATCCCTGCCGGACGGCTCCGCTCGATTCTTTCCGAGGTGACCGGGTCGTCGGTGACTCTGGAACTCGACGGCGAGCGGCTGACGGTTTCCGCAGGGTTCGCGGAATTCACGATCCCGACGGCGGATGCGGCGGAGTTTCCCGCATTCCCGGACAATGTTTCCCCCGACTCCCTGACGCTCAAGGCCTCCGCCCTGTCGATTGCCGTTCGTCGAACGATCTGGGCAACCGATCCGGAATCCTCCCGCTACGCTCTGGGCGGCGTCAAGCTGTCGTATCTCGACGACAAAGCGGAGTTTGCCGCGACCGACTCCCGACGCTGCTCCGTCGTTCGCGTGGCGGCTGTCGCGAACGGGGGCGACGCCCTGTTCGCGAATACGGTCATCCCCGCGAAGTCGCTGGCGATCGCGGAGAAACTGGCCGGGAATAACTCCGAACTCGACGTCGAAATCCTGATTCAGCCGTCGTCCGTCATGTTCAAGATCGGATCGCAACGGCTGTTCTCGCGGCTGGTCGAAGGTCGTTTCCCGCGCTATCAGGACATCGTTCCGGATTCAAAGTCGTCACGGTTCCGCGAATCGATCATGGCCGGACATTGGAACGCGGCGATCCGTCAATCGCAGATCACGACGAACGAAGAATCGCGGGGCGTCGATTTTGAATTCAAGCCGGGGAAACTGACGCTCAAGTCGCAGGCGAACGACATCGGATCAGCGAAGATTGAACTCCCGCTGGAAGGATCGGGAACCGATTTCACGGTCACACTCGACCCCCGATTCGTCGGCGACATGCTCAAGTGTCTACCGCCGGAAACGGTCGTTTCCGTCCTGATGAACGATGCGGAATCCGCTGTCCTGCTGCAGACGGAGGACGGGTCGTTCCGCTATGTCGTTATGCCTTTGAGTCGGGACAGGTGAGAACATGCCGAAGCGAATTCAGCGGAAGCGGTCGAAGGGCTGGCGTATGCCGGGGAACACGGTCTACGTCGGTCGTCCGTCGATCTGGGGGAACCCGTTCGCGACGGCGGGAGAGTTTCAGTTGTGGCTGAAATCATTGATTGAGGGGCCGCCTGAAATCCGAAAACGCCGGGCGGAAATTCTTCGGCGACTCCCGGAACTGCAGGGGAAAAATCTCGCCTGTTGGTGCAAGGTCGGCGACTGCTGTCACGCTGACATCCTTTTGAATTTTGCGAATCCGGATCAATTCCAATGAATCAAATCTCCGAACTCTCCTCCGTCGAACTTCAAGGGCTGATCGATCTTTGCCGCCTGTTGCGCGGCTGGGCGATTGCTGAATCGGTCGGGCTGGTCGCCGACGGCTCACCTGTCCCGGAAGTTATGCGGCTGGTCGAGGCCGAAGGGGAGCGGCGGAACATTGTCCCCCGCGACCCGGTCGTCTTTCCGCTCGACCTGCTGACGTCGCTCCTCACGAATCCCGACGGCGGGATCCCGACGAAGCGGAACGGCGGGGAAATGAAATTCGAGATCGAAGCCCGGCGGATCATCGAACTCGAAAGCGGGAATCATTTCTATTCCTATCTGATGCACTTCCCGACCGACGAAAAGATCGTCGGAGAAATTCGCGTGACGCGGAACGGTCTGGAAATCCGACGCGGGGATGAAATCTGGCTGGCTGATGCGTCCAAAGTTTTCGCGGCGTTCGTTCAGAAGTTGGGGGGCTGATGTGGATCAGTCGTCGAAGTCGAACCGCAAGAGCGAGTCGGACGACTGGGACGGCCAGACGTTCTGTAATCAATGCGGACGACCGCACGAAGGGATGCCGAACAGGTGCCAGCAGTGCGGCAATGTGGAATTTAGTTTGAAACCGAACCCGACTTACTTCGGTTGGCTCCGCAGAAATGGAAGGCTTTTCCGATGATCTATCGATCCTGCATCCGCTCAAATGCGACCGACTGCCAAGCGATCTACTCTCCCTGCGAACGCTATCGATTCAAACTTTCGATTCTCTGGGACGCGACGAAACCCCGCGTGAATTTCCTGATGCTGAACCCATCGACCGCAACGGAACTGGCGAACGATCCGACGGTTGACGGCTGCGAACAGCGGGCGAGGGACTGGGGATTCGGAGGCCTGATCGTCACGAACATTTTCGCGTTTCGCGCGACCGATCCTCGGTTGATGATCGTCGAAGAAAACCCGGTCGGAACTGGCAACGATCATTTCATTCTGGAAGCGGCCCGGGAATCGGCGTTCGTCGTCTGCGCGTGGGGGAACCATGGGCAACACCTGAACCGCGGCGAACAGGTCCGCGAAATGCTCCGGCATTACGAAATTGCCGACGTCCGCTGTCTGGCGGTCAACAAATCCGGGGAACCGAAGCATCCGCTTTATATCGCGAGGTCGGTCCCCGCCGTGCGGTGGGAGTGAATTTCACAGCGTTTTATCAATGAACAGAAACCGACAAAGGGAAGGGAATCAATCATGGCTGTCTGGAACGTCGGAGAGAAAAACGGATTCTGGAAGGGAGGCAGGTCGATTGCGTCAAATGGATACGTTTTGATTCGAGTCGGGAAGGATCATCCTCTCTCTGATGTTCGGGGTTACGCCTATGAACACCGAATCGTCGCTTCTGAGAAGTTGGGCAGGATGGTTGCGAAGGATGAAATCGTCCATCACATAAACGGAGTTAAGACCGACAACCGCCCTGAAAACTTAGAGGTCTGTTTGTCGAATGCAGAACATCGGGCAAAGCATCGCGACGAGATCACTGAATGGGTCCACTCCTGCATTTTTCACTCGCCGTACGAACGGGGTCAGTTGGCGGAAATGGCTGGAGAATCCCCGCGTCGAATCGGATGGGCGTTGCAGCGACTCCGAAAGAGAGGGGCCGCGAGGTTGCTTTCGTGCGGTTCGTGGGATGGTCTCTAGGGCGAATCCCCGTTCCCAAAACTTGACAGATCGGGCAGACTGAAAAATCGAATTTCAGTCGGCCAGCCGAAACCCGGACGCCGGACAGGTCTCTTTTCAAGGATCTGCCCGGCGTTTTTCTTTTGGTCCCCGAAAATGCCAGCGAAAAACACGATGACAGAAACGGAAATCAAGGGAGCGCAACTCGGGGAGCGGGTGACCGCTCTGGAACACGACGTCCAGACGATCGGCGAAAGTCTCGAAATCCATCGCGGGGAAACCCGGTCGGCGTTCGAATCAATCCAAAAGAGGAGCGACGAAAACTTCGGACAGGTCTGGAGATCGCAAGAGGCGATTCGACAGCAGATTTCCGGGTTGGTCGAAAAGGTTTCCGCCGAAACAGAAGCGATTTCCGAGAAGGTTTCGTCGGGAAAGCAAGTCAACTGGCAACTTCTGACGGCCGCCGCCGGTCTGATTACGGTCATCATCGGACTCGTTTCCGGGGGTGTCGTGGCCTACATCCACGCCAAGGCGACGCCGATTGAAAATCAGATTGTCCGGGAACGGGACTATACGCGAGAACTGTCGGCCATCGCCGAAAAGCACGCGGAAGAAAAGGCGTTGCTCCGCGATCAGATCGCCGAATTCAGAACCGCGTCGATGATCGCCGACGCTATCCAAACACTCAGAAGGGATGAACACGATGCCTCCGCGACGAAATAACGGCAGTGACGACGATCTGGTCTGGAAAATTTTGACGGTTGTCGGCTGGGGAATTCTTCTGGTGATCGCTGGCGTCATCGTTCAAGCGGTCTACGGTTGGCTGGTTCCCCGCGGCTCGGCTCCCGCTCCGGTCCCTTCGAACGTCACGCAGCGGATCGAAACACTCGAGCAGTCCGACCGCGAACAGGATGTCGCGATCCGCCGCCTGCGGTGGGACGTGAACAAACTCTATCAGCGGGCAGGGGCGGTCATCGGTTCCGACGGTCGTCCCGTCGGCAACGGCGGCCCGTGAAACTCCGTCCGCTGAATCCCGCTTGCTGGTTCGTCTGGCTGGCGATTTTCTCGTTTCTCTTCCTCTCATGGGATCGTTTCCGCCATGGGCGAAAACCTCAAAAGCTGGTTCGACCGCAAATTTCCCATCACTCCGGCGGGGATGATCGGGGCGCGCGACAAGCTGATCGCCGGACTGAAAGCTCTGGGGGTGTTTGTCGTCGGCTGGCTGTCCTACGTCGTCGAGCAAATTTATGCGGCGCTCCCGCAGTTGAAAGCGATGATCGCCCCTTACGTCGGAACGGTCGGCGTTTGGTTGGTGGCGGCGCTGGTGATCTATCTTGCCGAACAATCCATGCGGCGACGAACTGGCCCGCCGCTTCCCGGACAGCCGGGACATCGTCCGCCGGGACCGGTTCCGACTGTCACTCCGATTCCCCCGCCTGCAGGTTCGCAGGCTCCCCCCTCTCCATTGAATGAGGTCCGAAAATGATCTGGTCTTTTATCCTGTCAACGGCGGTCAACATGCTCGCCCGCCACCTTTGGTCGATCCTGTTTACCGCCGGGGGTACGACGTTGTTTTTCTGCTCCGCTCGCGGACTGATGGCACGAACCGCCGTCCGCGCTTACGTCCCTCCGGTCTGGCTGATGGTCGCCGTGGGCGTCGCGTTGCTGCTGATGATCGCTCAGTCGATCAGCCCGGAGGGGAGCGTCCGTCAAGGTCTCTGGATGATGTGGACGTGGATCGCTCAGAAACTCGCCGAATTTTTCCGGGGGACTGCGGAAGCGGCAAAGGCGAAACCCGTCGCCAAAAAGCGGAAGTCGTCCGGCTGATTTTCGTCTGTTGATCCTCTGTTCTTAACTCACCTCCCGAAAAGGGTTTCCGATGCGATTCATTACCAAAAAAAGTCTGTTGATCCTGTCGGTCATCGTCATCGGTTGCGGCGCTCCGAACTGGGACGACGTTGGTCCTGTTGATCCGACCCCCCAGCCCGGCGCGAAACTCTGGGTCGTGATCGTTGAATCAACGGCCCGGCTCAAGGCCCGGCCGGAGGTCGAAAACATCCTGAACGGGATCAAGCTCCGGGAGTACGTCAAGACGCATTGCAAGCCGGGACCGGATGGGAAAACGCCGGAATTCCGGGTCTATTTCGATAAGCAAGACGTGTCGCGGGAATCCCCCGCGATTCGTCATTTGTTCACCAAAGCGGCGAACGATTCGAAGGCCAAGGGAATCGAACCGTGGATCGCATTCAGCGACGGCCGCAAGGTGATTTCGCAGGAGTTTCCGACGGACTTGGAACAGGACGGGACTCCGAAAGTTGTTTCACTCCTCAAAAAATACGGGGGTCCGTAATGTCCGCGATTTCGTTTCAGGGAATGCCGGTTTACGACGATTCGAATTATCTGGAACTCGCTCCGCCGTCCGGGGAAGTGTTTGCGGGCGGCGAGGTCCGTTACAACCGGACTTTTCTCCGGGGGTTCGTTCAGGATCGAACGGGGTTCTGTGCGCCTCCGGTTTTCGAGTTGATGTCGCGGGAGCAGGTCGCGGAATTCGCGAAGCAACAGGAAGCGGCCGGGGCGACGATCCGGCAGATTTGCGACCGCTCGGGACCGAACGGCCAGCCGATCCCGTCGAAGGATCAGAACGGGACGAACTTTTGCCACGCGAACAGCCCGGCCTATGCGGTCGAAGTCAATCGGGCGATCGCCGGGTTACCTTATGTCTCGCTCTCGCCCGCGTCGATCGCGAACCCGATCACCGGGGGGGCGAATGCCGGGGCGTACATCGACGACGACTTGCGGCAGGTGATGAATTTTGGAGTCTGCGAAAGCCGGATCTTTCCCGACAATCAGGTCGGGTTGCGAGGCTGGACGGAGGAAGCGAAAGCGAACGCCGCCCTGTATAAGCCGGTCGAATGTTGGGATATGTTTCCCGATGCGAATATGTTCCTTCGCTGCTGCACGCTGGTTTTGCAGGGGATCCCGGTTTGCACGGCCTACAACTGGTGGTCGCACGCGGTGACCGCTGTCGGCGTGGCAGTCATGCCCGACGGACGTCTCGGCCTTATCAGCCGCAACAGTTGGGGCGGCGGGTACGGGGACAACGGGTATTTCGTGCTGGCCGAAGGTCGGGGGACTCCCGACGAAGCCTACGCTCTCCGTGGCGTGTGTGCGTCCGGGGTTGCTGCCTGATTTAAGATCGCCCCCAACTGTTAAGCGTTGCTTACAAGTTCAACTGTCCGGCTTTTCCGGATGGTTCCCGAAAGGTTCCGGAGGTATTGACGATGAAGATTTTTCGATGCGGGATTCTGGTTCTGTCTCTGTTCACGCTGGCCGCGTTGCCCGGATGCTCTCCGCTGGACGCGAACGGCGAGACGATCCCGAACGACGGAGGGGAAAGTCCGGCCGATCCGACGATCTTCAAGTCGTCCGCCGATTCTCCGCAGGTATCGGCAAAGGTGAGCGAGGACTGGGGAACGGAAACCCTGAACATCAAAGCCGAGGTTCGGCTTCCCCAACTCGACGAACAGCCGATGTACGGGCAGCAACTCGCCGCGAATCAGCCGTCTCGCCCGCGTCAAAAGGTCGCAGGTCCGAAACCGGTTGTCCGGGTCTATCATCTGTCAACAGGCTGCCCGGCGTTCAACCGCTTCCAGACGTGGCATTACAATCTGACGCAACAGCAGCGGGAGGATTTTCCGGTCGCGTTCGCTGCGGCAACGGTCGATGATTCGCTCCCCTGTCCGACGTTTCACTTTCAAGCCCCTTCGGGCGGCTGGTATTACATCCACGGATGGACCGGCCCCGACGAATTTCTCCGGCAGTATCATCAGGTTTCCGACACGCTGGACGACGGCGGCGGAAACCCGCGATCCTGCAACTGCGGCCCCGACTGTCAGTGTTGCCCGGGATGCTCTTGCGGGGGGACTCATGGACCTGTCAGCGGGCAGTCGGCCAGTCAGTCGGCTCCGATGTCGGCTTCCTGCTCCTCGGGTTCCTGCGGGGTTTCTTCGATGCGGATGAAAGGCGGAAAACGTCGCTGATGGAAAACGGACTCGAGCAAATCCGGGCGGAATCCGAATGCTTCCTGCCCGGTGGCCCCGAACTGGCCGAGGCCGCTTGTCGCTGTCTGTTGCAGGTCTGTTTTCCGCAGGCGTTGCCGCGACTGAATCAGCATTTCGGGGAACCTGATTGGATACGGGATCTGCGGCAGGAGAATAACGGGGATCCGGCGAGACTCCTCCGGCTGGCTGGCGTGCTGGTTGCCGCGGCTCTCGAAACGCCCCGCGAATAGATCGAGATCGAAAACTATTTTGTTGCGCGACCCGGTTCCCGTTCATAGCTGACGGGGGCCGGGTCTTTTCTTTTGCTCCTCTGGCGTCGTATTTGGCCCCTCTGTCGCGTCGGTTCCGAAAACGCGACTGATCGCCCGTCTGGGGCTGATCGCTTGCCTATGCCCCTAAATTGGACGTTTCAGGAGTCAAGAGGGATCTTTCCGAGGGAATCGATGGGACTGGACGGGATTCGATACCGGGTGACGATGCGGGCGATGGACGGAGAACTCTCCATCCAGCCGATTGAAGCGACGACGCCCGGCCGCGCGGTGATCGCCGCCGAAGCGATGAACCCGGGATTTGTCGCGGAACTCCTGACGCAACGGGTTGTCGGACGCTGCGAACGCTGCGGGGCGGTTTTATTCGAGGGGTCGCGGCATACGGTCGCCGCCGCCAAGGGAATCCTTTTTTGCGGGGAGTGCTGATCGAAAGTGTCAAGAATTATCTTTCCGACGGTCGTTTATCTCTGGCTCGACCTGCTCCGCTCCGGGCAATTCCAGCCCGGCCCGGGAATCAAACTCTGTCAGATCATCAACGGGCAACAGGTCTGGTCGCCCTTCGGCGTGCTATGCGAAGCGGGGGTCCGTCTGGGGATCGGCTGTTCCGAACACGACGGAGGCCCGCTGATCGCCTATTGCTGGGAGAACAAGGCGTCCTATTCTTTTCCGACGTCCGGCGTTCTGGCCGCTGCGAAGCTCGCTTCATCCTCCGGAATCTTCCGGTTCACTCTTCCGGGGTCGGATCTGCCGCGAGAACTGTCGATTTGGCGAATGGGCGGACGAAAGTTCACGTTCTCGGAAGTCGCGGAAGTCATCGAGTCAAATCCGTCCGGGCTGTTCCTGCCGGAGATTTCCGACCTTGGAACCCGGCTCGGCTCCGGGGGTGTCTGGGATCTGCCAGAAAGCCTGCTCGACAAACTTCGCGACGCGACGATTTGACAGGGGTCGTAAGTTGATCTTCGATTCGTTTCCTGCTGATCCCCCCTCTCCTGCTCTAGTTTCCGGCAGGGGAGGGGGTTCTTTCGTTTCTGGGGGAGTTTTTATGATGGGTCCTGGGTTCGGGGATGCTGTCGGCGAGTTGATGGCTCGTCGTCTGGCGGCTGTCGCGATCATCTTCCTTGCGTTCGGTGCCGGGGTGGTGGGAATCATTCAACAACTGACCGGAGAGAATCCCGCTCAGGTCCGAATGAACTTCGAACGCGAAGCGATCGAACACGGGGCAGCGGTCTATCAGGCAGACGGAAAGTTCCGATGGGTGGACGTGGTCGCGGAATGCAACCTGTCGGAGAAAATTGGTTACGAACGCGGACTGAAAGCGGGTTCCGCCAAGGTGTTTCAGTGGGCAAAGGAAAAGGGAATCGAACTCCCTGCGGAATGATGAACCGGAAAACGTCACAACTGATTGAACAGATTGCGTTTCCCGTGGCTGTCGCTCTCGCGATCGCCGGGGTCTGGATCGGCATCCTGACGACCCCCTATCACCGCTGCGGAAACGTCTGCCGGGAAGTCTCGCGGGCAGCATCAAACGCGAAATCGAATTGACAGAATAGCGAATCTGGGTTGAATTCAGACGGGCGAAACTTCGACGGGAAGGGTAAAAAAATGGACACGGAAAACGCTGGTTCTGCATCGCGCGTGCGCGAGACAATCCGGGACCGGATCAAGGATTTCCGGCGGGTTCCGGCGTCCCAGTTGATCCCGAACCAAAAGAACTGGCGGAAGCATCCGAAGGAACAGCGGGCGTCTTGCGTGTTCACTGATCCGCCTTACGGAGTCTCGATCGGGGCGAAGAACCGCACCCTAAATTCCTTCCAGAGGGCTGGAAGGAATTTAACGGACATCGTGGACGACGAACTATCCCCCGAGGAACTGGAGGTGGTTCTCCTTCAGGCGTTCATCAACTGCCGGGAACTGGTGATGGCCGAGGATTGCACGCTGTTCGTCTGCTCGCCTCAAGGGGGCAAGCTCGGAATGATGATGATGGCGATGATGCAAAAGGCTGGCCTAATGGCTCGCCATGTTCTGATCTGGAAAAAGAATCAGCCGACGTTTTCCATGGGCCGACTCGATTACGATTACCAGCATGAACCGATCCTGCTGACGTGGCTCAAGCGACACAAGAGGCCGATGGGGGGCCAGCATCGAACGAGCGTCTGGGAAGTCGACAAGCCCCGCTCATCAAAGGAACACCCGACCATGAAGCCTGTCGAGTTGTACGTCAACGCTTATCTCAACAACAGCGACGACGGGGACATCGTTGCCGATCTTTACGGCGGTTCTGGAACCGCGATTGTGGCGGCGGAGCAGTGCAATCGGAAAGCCCGTTCCATCGAAATCGTCCCCGCGTATTGTGATGTTCAGGTTACCCGCTGGGAGAAACTGACAGGCCGGAAAGCGAAACTTGCAAAATGACGGACGAACCGGTCGAAAACCCGTCGTCTGAAACCCCTGCGGTCGTCGTCGGATCGGACGGGAAGAGTTATCCGTCGAAAGAGGAACACCGCAAGCGGCTGGATCTGGTCCGCAAACTGATTCAAGCGGGGATGTATGACGGCCAAATCCGCGCGGCGGTCGCCAAGGAATTCGGATGCTCCCGCAAGACGGTTTTCCGCTATATCGCCATCGTCCGGAAAGAGGTTCAGGCCGAATACACTCAAGAGGAGTCGGAGCGGCATCGGGCGGACTCGCTCGAATTTTATCGGGGGATCTTTTCGAACCCGAAACTTCCGACGCAAGCGCGGATTCGGGCGCGGGAGAACATGGATAAACTCCTCGGTCTGGCGGTTCCGGAGGTTCGGCTGGTTCAAACGGTGGACATCAGCCTCCGGGCGTCGATCGAGAATCTGGCGCGGCAGCAGTTGACAGAAGCGGAATTATTGAAGCTCGCCGAAGCAAGCGAAATCGCGAAGCGGATCGGCGAGACGGACGAAGAGGGAGGGGACTGATGAAAACGAAACTGTCAGAAATCATTAACGGGGCAATAACGATCGGGGCCGTCTTCGGTGCGATCCTTGCCGGGTTGCTGGTCGCCGGTTCATCACTGACAGGTCAGCAGTTCTACGGCGGTCGGAAAATCGTTTATGTCCCCCTGAACCGATTTGTAGAAGTCGATTTGCGGACGAAATACACGTTCAGTGTGTTCGGCAGGGAGGTTTTTCAATGCGAAGCGACCCCGACAGTTTTGGAGGCCCGGCTATTGTCGAAGGAAGGGGAAGTTCTGGGGCGAAACAGATTTTCCCCGAAGGAATGATTGTCAGCATCGCTCCCGACATCATCGACGAATGGGAGAGGCAAACCCGACAGGCGAACCGGCTCGCGTCCCATTACGGCCCCGACCTGATTCAAACGATCGACGATCACTACCGACGGCAACACGGGATGGAGATTTGAACCATGGCGATCATCGTCGAATTCCGCGACGGGTTCATCGTGGCGAAAGAGTCGTTCGAAGTTCAGGAGCGAACCGCCGCTCTTGCGATCGGAAAGCTGATTGCACAGATGGAAAAGGCTGTCCCGCCGAAGGTGAAGAAAAAACGCTGGCCGGGACGCGAGATCAGGTTTCCGGTTTGACAGCCCGCCTACATTGAATCCGATTTCTCCTTTCGATGCCCCGTCCCGTAGCTTGTCGCTGCGGGGCGGGTTTTTATTTGACCGTTCCCCTATCTTCGAGGCATGGAAACGCAACGCGAAAAACTCGATGTCCGCGTCCGCTGGATGATTCGCGGCGATATGCCGCGCGTTCTCCTGATCGAACAGGAGTCGTTTGAATTCCCATGGGGCGAGGATGATTTTCTCGTCTGTCTGCGGCAGCGGAATTGCGTCGGGATGGTTGCGGAAACGAACGACGGCCAGATCGCCGCGTTCATGGTCTACGAACTCTATCAACATCACATGAACCTGATGTCGCTGGCGGTCGCTCCTGAATTCCGCCGGATGGGTGTCGGCGCCGCGATGGTCGGGAAACTCAAGGCGAAACTAGAACAGCAACGGCGCGAGGCGATTTCGACCATAATCCGGGAGCGGAATCTTCCCGCTCAACTGTTCTTTCGATCGCAGGGGTTTCGCACGATCGGGACGCATCGGAACCATTTCGAGGACACGACCGAAGACGCTTACGAATTCGTGTTTGAACTGGGGGCGACAGAATGAATCCGACATGGGAACGAGACGGAATTCAGTTGTACCTCGGGGACTGCCTTGAGGTGTTGCCGCACTTGCCGAAGGTGGATGCGTGCGTCACAGACCCTCCGTATGGACTTGGTGATAAATGGCAGGGCGGAAAAGCTAAATGGCCTCTAGCAAATGGTGGCGATGAGTGCCGAGGCTGGGACAGCGGTGTTAGCGATGGGCTTCCGGTTGCATTGAAGTTGGCGACAGATTCCATCGTCTGGGGAGGGAATTACTACGACCTTCCCCCAAAAAGAGGTTGGCTGATCTGGGACAAGATTGTCCGCGAGTTCACAAGCGGGCATGTCGAAATGGCGTGGACAACTTTAGACCAGCCGACAAGAGCGTTTTCGTACTCTCATGGTCAGTTGGCGACAGAGGGGAAATTGCATCCGACTCAAAAGCCGCTTCCTCTCATGTTGTGGTGCCTCGGTCATCTCCCAGCGGACGCCGAAACAATCCTCGATCCCTTCATGGGCAGCGGCACAACCGGCGTAGCGTGTGTGAAGCTGGGCCGGAAGTTCATCGGTATCGAGAAGGAGCCGAAATACTTTGAGATTGCGGTCAAGAGAATCGAGCGAGCGTTGTCCGAGGAGCGGTCCAGCCTGTTCCCGGTTGCCCGGCAGGAGCGACAATCGGAACTTTTCGCTGGCGAACTGGGGGGCTGATCGTGGCGACTGTTCGTTTCATCGATGGCCCGTGGGACGGGCAGGAAAGGGAAATCAGTCGCATCCCGACCGATCGACGATTGAGATTTCACGCTCTCGCATTCGATCCATTTTTCCCCGACGACTGGGATAAGCCGCTGACACCTGAACAAAGCGTCCCGGTCCCGTTCGTCACCTATGAAATCCAGCGTCGGGACGATCAGTTCGTCGGCGTTGTGGCTGGGGGGCTGAATCGTGGCGACCGCTGAACTCCCGCCGATCAACGAAGTGGAGCGCGTCCGCCGACTGGGGGAAGCGGCCCGATGGGAACTGGCCCGACGCAAGGCGTTGCGCGGCGACGTGATCGATCTGGTGTTGCTCCAATGGCCCGGGATCGTTCTCGACGACTGGCAGAAGCGGGAACTCTGCGAATTCTTCCGTCCCGAGGTCCGCGATTGTTTCATCAAGGGGAACACGGGCTGCGGGAAAGGGGCGTTCACGGCGATCGTCGTTTGTGTTTACTTTTACCTTCACGACGACGCGACGGTCATCCTGACGCGGGACAGCGAAGCGACGGCCCGTAAGATCCTGCTGGCCGAGGTTAAAAAATGGTTCCTGCGGATGGCGAACCGACCGGACGCGATGATCCTCACGGATTCGATCCGCGAACCGGGGGCAAGGGGCGAACAGCATTTCGTTCGGGTGTCGAATCCAAAGTCCGGGGAAGGGTTTTCCGGGGTCCATGGTCCGCACGTTCTTTTTGTTTTCGACGAAGCGACCGCCGACGTTCTGGAAGATCGGTACAGTCTGGCCGACACTCAGGCGACCAAGTTTCTCTGTCTCGCGAATCCCCGCACGATGGCCGGGAACTTCCGGAAGGCGTTCCCGCTCGGGTCGGTGGACATCACGCAAACGATCCCCGGCCCCTTCGGGTTGCGGCGACTGGTGACGATCGGCGGACAGGACTGTCTGAACGTCCGGGAAAAGCGACTCGAAAAGCCGGTCGCCCCGACAGGGGGAATCGAGATCGGGGACCGGCTGTTCGCCGCCGGGGAATCGATCCCGGAAGAGTATTTCGAGCAGGTCAAGCCGATCATTCCGGGGCAAACCTGTTACGACACTTGGGTCGGACTGACTCAGAACCCGGATCCGCATTTCGTTGCCTGTTTCGCTCATGGGCGGTTCCCCGACGAAGATCCGGAAAAGCGGTTGTTCTCCTCCGTCTGGTTCGCGGATCACCAAGCATTTCACGCCCGATTCAATAACGTCTGGGAACGCATGAAACGACGCTACAGGCCGCGCAAGATCCTGAACGGGTATTTTCCCGTCGAAGGGGCCGGGCTGGACGTAGCGGCGTCCAGCGACGGCGACGATAGCTGTCTGACGGTTGGCGGTCGGAAGGGGATCCGAAAGCTATTCACCGTCAAGTTCTCGAAAACCGACAAGCTGGTCGATTGGGTGATCGAGACGTTCGACGATCAGTTCGGAATCGACATCACGCGGGAGCGGATCCCGGTCGCGGTCGATGTGGACGGCGTCGGAAAGGGCGTCGGGGACATGCTCACGCGAAAGGGCGTATGGGTTGTTGAAATCCATTCCGGGGCGACATCGGAGGTCGATCCCCTGCGATACGCGAACAAACGGGCGGAGGCATACGGGGAATTCGCTCGACGTCTGGATCTGGCCGGGGATTACGCGGGGCAGGTATTCGCCATCCCCGGCGGAAAAGAGGGGGACGCGCTGATCGAAGAGTTGATGGCCCACGAAAAACTATTCGTCGCCAAGGATGCGACGCGGTTCCGGGTGACTCCGAAATCCCCGATCCCCGGAGTGAAAGACGTTATCAGCGTCAAACAAAAGATCGGTCACTCTCCGGATCGGTCGGATTCCGTGGTCTATTTCTATCGGGCGTTGCAGGCGCTGCCGAATCGGAACCTGATGGAATGGGTTGATGCGGGAGCGTTCTAGGCGAGTGGGTTCAGGTCGCATTGCGACAAAAGAAATTCCCGGCCGCAGTTGAAACAGGTCATATCCCCTTCGCCCCATGAATTGCGGATGCTGTCTGATTTGCAGTGTGGGCATTTGAGGCGGATGAAGCTCGGGGCGTTCTGATCTTTCGCAGTCCATAACGGGCGGAACGGTCGCCCCTCAATCAGTGCCAGCATTCGGCAGGTACAAGCGCAGGCGAATTCCCCCGGCTTCGGATTGCATCCCGGCCAGCAGTATCGCGGCTGTTCGCCGACCTGTTGTTTGATTGCTTCGCTGTTCATCGATCCCCCTTGTCGCTCAGTCGGTCCATCTCCCGCATACGCTCGAATGAATTAAAGATCGCTCCGCAGTCGATGCACTCAGCGTCGTCGTTCGTCATTCCCCAGACGTTGCGAACAGAACCGCCGCCGCAGTTGGGACACAATCCCCGCGCATCTTTCAGTCGATCCAGCATCGCGGCTATGCAGTACCCAAACGACGCGCCAGTATCCCCTTGATCGTAGATCGGCGTCTCTCGCATGATCCGCGTTAGTTCAGGACTCCAGACGGGGCCGGTTGCGTGTTCGAACGGCGACAGGATCGCGCGGGCGGCATCTTCAAACGATTTGACCGCATTGACGCAATCGAAGTCGCTCCAGTTCGCTTGCGCGATCTGCCGCCGTTCGACTTCCGCCCACGACTCACGAATCGACTGACGTCGCCGCCGCGTTCGCCTGCTGATCTTCTGGCTCATGTTTCCTCCGGATTCTTCGGTCGGCCTGCTTTGATTTCTTCCCCTTCGACGCCGATGTCGGCGAGGATCAGGCCGCGCAGGTATTGCGACCGCTTGGCGATCTTCTTTTTCTTCATCCGCCGTTCGACCTTTGCCGCCTCGTCTTTCGGCAGATAGGTCGTGAAGACTTCAAGGTCAGTTCGTTTCGTTGTCATCGCGTGATTTCCCCGTTCTTTTTTCTGGACTCGTAAGCGTCTTTCTGTTCCTTTGTTCTTGCTCGCGACTGGAATTCGGCGGTCAATCGAAAGAATCTCATTTCGTAGCCGGGGTCTATTTTGTCCAGACCTGCAAGCTCTAAATACCGGCTCAGGCACGCCGACTTTGTTCTCTCGAATGTTCCGAACAGCGGTCGATATTCGGTGACCGCGTCGTAAAGGTTCCTCTTCTCGCACATTATCCAGCCCGTTGCCGTGTTGCGAGTGAGTGCAGTCTTGCGTTTCGTTGTCATGGTTTCCCTTTCGTTTCTTCGGATTCCAGTTCGGACGCAATCCGTTCAAGTTCCTCTGAAAGTCGCACCAAAAGTCGAATCTGGTAGTCGAGTTTCAGGCGGGCGTCTTTTAATGCCGCTCTTTTTGTTGATCCTGTTCCGGCTACAGACGGGACAAGCGAATCCGTATTCGCGTAGAAAAAATGCCGCCCGCTGATTTCAGAGAATCGACAGATCGGTTTAGTTGACGTTTCTTCGGTCATGATTTCCCTTTCGTTTCCGTTTGCCTCTCGGCGTGTTTGATGTGCCAGATATGGCGATTCAGGTCGGTGATCTGCCAGCCGACCGACTCGGCAATCTCGCGATACTCCCGCGACTCGGTTTCGTAGCGATCGTAAAGGCGGATCGCTCGTTTGAGTTGTTTCGGCGTCAGCACGGCGTTTCCCTTTCATTCTCCGGGGTGGGGGTCGCGGTAGTCGCGTTCCCCGTAATGATAGATTTCGATTTCTTCCCACTCGACCAGCCCGTCGGCGTCGTCCCATCGCAGGACGACTTCGATTTCGACCGATACGACTTCCGCGCCGCGAACCTGTTCGATCTGGTCGCGGAAGTATCGCAACGCATCGTCGAAGGTGTCGAAGATTTCATAATCGACATCGTCGCCCCATTCGTCGCGGGAGATAACCCGGAACTCGGAATGGAATTCGACGTGAACTTTCCGCCGCCTGTCGTGGCGGTCGCGATACGACCACTTCAAACCGTCGCGAAGCTCGGTCGGCTCGACTGGCAATTCTCGACTCTCGAAAACCTGCATGATTCGTTTCCCTGTTGATCCCGCCCGGAACCCCCGGGCGTTTGGTCGTTTGGATTGACTATTCATCGTCTTCCGTTGGATCAAGAATTTCCGCGATTCGTCGCAGTTCTGCTGCCGTGTTGCGTGCGCTGGTGACCGTGCTGGAACGGTCTTCATAGATTCGCCGGAGCGACGGTCCCCACTGGGAGTGGTCATCTCCGTGAGTCAGCCAGCCGTCGTTTACCCACGCGAACCGGGCATTGGGGAAGCTTCTAACTTCGGACATCGTCACGTCTGCCCAAACAAGATCAACGATTGCTCCGGCGTCTTCCGAGTCGCCGACGATCACGGCAAGACAGCAGTCTCCCCGCTTGTCGGAGATATGCGCCGGAAGCGTTTCAGCCTTGACGATATTCGGAAATTCTCCGGCTTCCCATCGGTTCATAAATTCCTGTTGGTCCATTTTTGTTTCCCTTTCGTGTTTCGTTGTCGTTTGTCCCTGTTACTGAAATCTAATGTAAATTATCGACCCCAGCCCGTCAATATATTTACTGTAAATAAAACCGATTTCTGGAAAATTCTGGAAATTGACGCCCGGCGTAGGCTGAAACCGTGTTTTTCAGGGGTTTTCAGACGGGAGTTTTCAGCGATGACATTCGAGATCGGGGTTACGGATCGGGAGATTTTGAGGAAAACGCAAGCAGCGGTTCCGCTGGAAATCCGTCAGAACGCGGTTCTGATCGAGTTTTCGGACCCGATCGACAAGCGGGGGGCGAACGATTTCTACCGGATCGGCTTGACGGAGGTCCATCTGTCCAAGGGAGAGAACGATCAGGGAGAGGATTCGTTTTTCATGGCCGAAGTGTTCCAGCCGCAACGATGCGGAATGAAGTTATGCGGCGATTGTCGGCAGTTGATGGACCGACGTTCGGTGACTGTCTCGATTTGTCGAAACCCGAACTGTCGCCTGTTCGGTCGGGAAGTTCTCGACGGACCCGTCCGGGGGGTCGTCCGCGTGGATTGCCCGTCGGATTTCGTGGTCGGCGTCCGGACGGTGAACGCGGTCACCCGGAAGGGTCGGGTTCTGCCGCAGACGATCGAGATCGTGTTGACAAGGGGCGTTCTATTGATACTAGACCGCAGGTATCCGGAAAGCGTTCTGGCGGCGGTCTGGCGAACAGCGAAAGCGCTGGGCGAGTTGAAGGGCTGGAAGATCAAGGGGTGAAGGAAAATTATGGTGCATGTGTTGTCGGCTCTGCTGTTCGTCGTGGTCGCTGTCGTTTTTCTTTCGGTGCCGTTTTGCTTAGGCCGAGGCTGGGAGAGACAGTTCGGCAATGCAAGAAAACTGAACGTCGTCTCTCTCGACGAACTCCGGACGGAACTGCGGTCGATTCTGGATGAACCGTTCACCGAGGATGAGCAAAAGAACTGGCAAGACGGAATAGAAAAGGCTGTCCGCAATTTCTTTTACTCTGAACTTTCGCCGCCGCCGAATCAGGAAACTCCGTTCCGTGCGGTTTTGCGGCGTGAAATGGAACTGATGGGCGTTGACCAGACGGCGAAGTCGGTCGCCGCATTCAGCGAGAGAATCGATGAACTGGAAGGTGCGGACGTCTCCGACTTCCTGAACGTCAACGAATTCCCTCACCATCGATTCCGGACGGCGTTGGAATACTGGCAGCATCTTGAATCGAGAATCGAAAAGCTGGAACAGGCGTCGTCTGAATTCCACGGGCGGCTATCGAAGATCGAGGGGTTTTTAGGGTCGGATGTCGCGGCGATCGTCGCTCCGTCAGTTGACTTTTGGCAAGAGTACGCCCGCAAAGCGTCGGACGCGGTTGAGGAGAAGACTGCGGGCGACACGCGAGACCCCAAAATCGCATTGATCGAACAGGCATTCGCAAACTGGGACCGTGGAAATTTCGGCGATCCGAATTTCGTCAAAACAAAGTCGGTTGACCGACTCGGTTTTGTTCTCGAAAAACTGCGAGACCGCGCCGGGCTGACTGCCAAAGACGCGAAAAGAATCGGGGTTTCTTGCTGGGAGCGTCTTTCAGAAATCGAAAACTTTTCATCCGTTCCGACAGATACAGAACTGCGAGCGATGCTTGACGCTTACTCCCCGCCGTTGCATCTGCTGTCGAAAATCTGGCGTTTGTGGGGCGAGTGTGGACAAGTAGAGACGGCGAATCCTGCACCTCCGCCAAACCCGATTGAGTACATCTAGGACGACAGCCGAACTGAACGCAATGCGTTGAAAGCGAATCAGGAGTCGTAATGCAATACGAAAACAACCGAGTCGATCCCGCGCGGGCGGATGAACTGGCCCGCGAAATTCTTTACGGCAAAGTTCCCGCGTCGGAAGTTCTGCGGATCACTGCGGAGGACGATGCCCGAAACGACGTCGGTCGCCGTCTCGCTCTGGGGGCGTTGCAACGCGGCAACGCTCGCCGGATCCTGACGACGGAGGAACAGGAGAACATTCAGGCGGGGACGCAACAAGCGAACCCGAAGCGGACTTCCGGGCGAACTTCCTTTTGATGGGGCAACGATGACCGCGCAGGAACGCAACGAATTCGTCGCCGGGATCATTCCGTGGGCGATCAAGTATTGTCACCGGCTCAATCCCCGATTCTGCCGCGTCATGGGCGAGGATTTGAAGGGGGAACTCTGGCTTTGGTTTCTGGAACGCGCTCACCGTCACGACCCGACGAAGGGGAAACCGTCAACGTGGGCGTCGATGTGGGTTATGGCGTTCATCAGCACGAAAAGCCGGGTCTTTACTTCTGTTCGCGGCGGGAACGCGGTGACCGTTCGACTTGGAGAGGTGACCGAAAAGACTTTGTCGGCCCCGGAGCGGCCGGAATCGGTTCGCGACTGGCTGTTCCCCGGCTCGCTCGACAAGGCGATCCGCACGCTGCCGACGATTCAGCGACGGACGATTCGGCGGCGGATTGCGGGGCAGACGTTGCGGGAGATCGCCAAAGCCGACGGCGTTTCGAGGGAGTCGGTGAGACTGCGGGTCGATGCCGCGATCGTCAATCTCCGGGAATGTTTCCCGAAGACAGTTTCGCCCGAAGGGGTCGCAAGGGGGGTTCACTGATGACGATGACCGATCAAGAGCGGAACGATCTGGTTCAAGGCGTGATGGCGTGGGCGGTCAAATGCTTTCAGAAGTTCGCCCCCGGCATGTTCAAACATCTGGGGATCGACGAAGTAAATCAGGAATGTTTTCTACACCTGATGACGCACGCCCACAAATACGATCCGAAAAAAGGGAAGCCGACGACATGGACTTATTTCCGGATCCGGCAACTGACCTCCCATCTGTCGCGGAAACAGCGGTCGAATCCGCTGCGGAAAACTCCCGTGACGATTTACCAGTCGGAATTGATCGGGGTGTCGGACGGGTTTTTCGAAGACGCGGTCGCCGACGATCTGGTCGCGAGCGAACCCCCTGAATTCGGGTTCGATGAAATGGGCGAACTTCGGGACGCTCTGGCGACGCTGAATCAGCGTTATCGAGATGTTTTGCTCCTGTCGTTCCTCGGTTGGAAACTATCGGAGATCGGGGACAAATTTGGAGTCTCGCGCGAGCGGATTCGGCAGATTCGGGACAAAGCGGTCGTCTCGGTTGCGGCCCGGTTGGGTGTCAAACTCGACTGGACTTTGAATAATCGATCGAGGTTCTGCGGCAAGAGATTGAAGGCGTCGGCCTAGAAACGGGATGTGGTTATGCGGTTGATTCGATTCGTGGGGAAGTGCGTCGCCGTGGCGTTCCTGTTGCTGGTCGCCCGTCGTCGGCGTTTACAGAAACTCAGAAAACGGGTTGAATTGCTCTCCATCGCCCTGCAAGCGGAGCAGGACCGGAACAAGTACCTGACGGAGCAACTGGACGGCTACCGGGATGCGTTCGAGTCGATCCAGTCCGGTTACAGGTTGCTTTTCGCGGCGAATACAGCCGACATCGCACAGCTAACGATTCCGAAAAAGGATCATTGATATGGTTTCGCCCCGTTTTTCTGAGACTGTTCAGGTTGTCAACGGGGGAATGCGACAGGCGGCCCCGTCCAGTTCCACGCCGTTGACGGTTCTCGGTGGCGGTCGAACCGACAGCCTGTTCAGCGCGGCCGCGACTCCGGCGGACCTAATCAAGCATTATTCCTATTGGAATTTCGTCGCGATTCGGCGGATCTGCGACCGGGTTTCGACGCTCAATCCGAACGTCGGCTATAAAACCGCCCTCCCGACGCCCGTAACGCGACTGCAGTCGATCAGCGGGAAGAATCCCGACCTTCGACCCGCCCGGCTCACTCAATCGCAGCGGGCGCATCTGACGAAGTGCTACGGGGGCGTCGTTCAGTCGCATCAGGACTTGGAACCGGTCCCGGAGTCGCATCCCCTCCCGCTGCTCCTGTCGCACGTCAATCCCCGCGACACTTGGCAAACGCTGGTCGATGACACGTTTCTCTATCTGCAACTCACTGGGGAATTCTATTGGTGGTTGATCCCGTCCCGCGTGACCATGGCGAGCGGTCATAAACTCCCGGCGGAAATCTGGCTGATCCCGTCCAATTTTGTGACCAACTGGAACTATGACCGGGAGGGGAACCTTGTTTCTTATACGATCATCCCGAACGGGATTTCGGCGAAGCGGCAGGAAATCCCCGTCGAAGAAATTCTTTGGTACGGGAACTCGAACCCGCATTGCCGACAGCGGGGGTTCTCCGCGATTCAGGCGGCCCCGCACTGGACACTGAACGTCGAGCGGGTCGAAGCCTCTCGCGGCGCGGGGTTCATCAACGGGATCAATCCGGATCTGATCGTCACGCTCGACAAGGAAGTCGATCCATACACGAAAGACGGGAAAGCGGTCGCCGACATCATCAAGGAAAAATTGATCCAGCGGCAGTCGGGGTTCATGCGGAACCGGGAACCGGTCGTAATCCCCCCCGGCGTTTCAAAGATCGAGAAGTGGTCGAACACGCCGCGCGAAATGGATTTCAGCAGTTCCGCCGATCAGGTCCGGGATCAGGGGTTGGCCCTGCATGGCGTGCCGAAGGTGATCGCGGGCATTACGACGGACGTCAACCGGGCGACCGTCGAAGGGGCGAATGTCGTCTTCTGCGAAAACGTCCTGAATCCGAACCTGTCGAAGTTCGCGGGGTTCCTGACGGAAAAACTCGCCAGCCGATTCGATCCCCGGATCGTCATTTGGTACGACGACTGTACCCCCCGCAACGCGGAACACGACCTGCGGGAAACGCAACTTGACTGGCAGATGGGGGCGATCACCCCGGACGAACGGCGAGTCGATCGAGGACGCCAGCCGATCGGCGAAACGGCTTATGAATCCGGCTATATCGGATCGGCGGTCGTTCCGCTCTCCGATTCAGTCAAAGACGAGAACATGGAACGGGCGCTGGACATCGCCGGGGCAAGGGCTGAACCGAATGCCGACGACGGCGAGGACGATCCGGAATCGGACGACGGCGGCGAAAAGAAACCGCCGAAGAAACCCGCCAAGAAATCCGACCCCCCGGAGGACGATTCCGAGGACGAAGAGGAACAGGCGGTCGCCGCCGGAAGTAACTTCCCCAGTCTGGACCTGCTCGCTCAGGGGGACTGATGGCCCGCTCCGCTGTCCGCGAGAAGCGAAAGAAAACGCTCCGCCTGCAATGGGAACGGATGCACCGCGCACGGCGCAACAACGCCCTCCGACGCCTGCGGTCGATGTTCCGCCGCGTCCGGGAAACGATCGTCTTTCGATTCGAGTCGCGCGGGATCATCGCCGCGGATCCGCTCGACCTGTTGCACCGGGGCGAACTGGCCGACGTCGGAAATCCGATCATGGTCCCCCAGTGGCGGGCGATGTTCGCGTCGGGCATCCAGTTTGAATCGGACTGGATCACCGAATCGCAACCGTCGAAGCGGCAACAGGGGGTGATTGCCGAACTCGATTTCCTGAACGCGATGGAATCGCAGGCGCTCGAATCGACGCTGTCGGAACCCCCGCCGTCGATCTACGTTGACCTGTCGCCCGACATGAAATCCCAGATCGATTCGTGGATCGGAAACCGTCGCGTCGGATTCTGGGCGAAGCTGGAAGGGGTCATCCTTGCCAAAGTTCAAAAGGCGATCGCCGACGGGATTAAGGAAGGGGACACGCTCGGGAACCTGCGGAAGCGGATCGACAGGGAGTTGACCGGACTGTCGAAGTATGCCGCGAACAGGATCGCGAGAACCGAGACGACCGGGGCCATGAATTACGGCGGGCAGTTGGAGCGGGTGGAACTCGACATCGAACACAAGGAATGGGTTTCGACGATAGACATTCTCACGCGAACTTTCGAAAACTCCGGCTACGATCACCTGAACGCCAACGGGGACGTCGTCAAGAATGGGGATTTCTTCATCGTGTCGGGGGAGAAGTTGCTTTACCCCGGCGATGGCGATCACGGGGCGACGGCTGGAAACGTGATCCATTGCCGATGTGCGGCGGTCGCGTCGATCGACTACAACGCGAACAAACGCTGATTCCCCGGAAACTTTAGGAATTTTCTGGAAAAATGAAAATTTGATGTAAATTCAAGTTGCACTTCCTGATTATTTACATTAAATTCAATCCTGTCAGTTGCGAATGACGCAACGAAACTAATAACCACAGACAGCAGACAGGAAACCGAATCATGAACATGAACACGATCAACAGCGGATTGACGACCGAACAGGCCATCGCGAAGGTCAAGGATTGCTTCAATTTCAGCGTCGATAAGTTCCCGCTCTCCGGCCCCGACAACATGCGGACGCCCTACTATGGACTGTTCCGCTCCGACAATCAGCAGGTCGTCGCCAGCGGGTCGGTTTCGGATCGCTACACTCCCCATACGACGGACGACGTCGTCACGCTGGCGGAAGCGGCTGCCGAAGCGTTCGACGGAACGATCGATGTCGATTGCCACTTCCGCGACGGTCATTATCTGACGATCAGCCCGTCGAAGGATTACCGCCGCCAAATTTTCAAAGCGGGCGAAGGCGACAATCTGTTCCCCCGCGTGATCGTCAAAGCCGGTTACGACGGCGAAGCGTTCCGGGCGTCGATGGGATACTATCGTGACCTCTGCAAAAACATGCACATTATTCGAAGCGTGAAGGAATCTTCGGTCAAGATCCTGCATACGACCGGACTCCGCGGCAAAATCGACGATCTGGTCGAGCAGTTCGAAACCCTCCGGGGATCGTGGGACCGCCTGTTCGAAACCGTCGCTCAGATGAATGAGAAGTCGGTCGTTCTCTCCGACTTCCTGAATTCGATCTACGGGGTTCCGACGAAAGACGAAGGGCGGGAAGTGACGATCCACAAGAACCGGACGGAGAAGATTTTCCGCCGCCTGCAGTCGGAACGCTATAAGCTGGGACTCGGTTCGATCCCCTCCGACTTTAAGGTCACCGCGTGGGAAGCGTTTAACGCGGTTCAGGGATACGTTCAGCACGACGCGACGCGGAAATCGACCTACGACAACACGTTCGACCGGATGGTCCTGTCGCTCGACGATCAGGCTGTCCGCAAAGCGGAGGCCTTGGCACTGGCCGCCGTCTGATCCCTTCCAGCCCTCCCGAGAACCCCGCGAATGAATCGCGGGGTTTTTTGTTGCGCTTGCCGGAAATGCGAAAATCCCGTTGACTGTTCCCAGATTCAAACAGGCTCCCGGCAGTCTCGCCGGTTCAAGGGATCAGGTTCAACGCATTTTCGGAGGTTCAAGCCGTGCCACTTATTCAAGCTCGATTCAAGATCGAAGGGAAACCGCAACGGGTTTTCGGTTTCAACGTCAAGTCGGAAAAGCCTGCGGAGCAGGTGGACGAAATCGCTCGGATCGTCGCCGGGGAATTCGGCTGTCATTACGTTGACGTAGAAGTCGTCAGCATCGGCGACAACGCGGCGACGCTGGCGGCGGCTCCGGCCCCCAAAAAGGCCTATCCGACACCCGCCGAGATCGAGGACATGCCGAAAGCGAATGCGGTCGTTTTGGCGAAGGAACTGGGGATCGAAGCCGACTTCGCGAAACTCAAGGTCGCCGACGTCCGCGAACTTCTGGCGGAAAAGATTCTGGAACTTCAGACGGCCCCGTCCGCCTGATCCCGTTCCCTCCGGGCGTTCTCTGACCCGTTTTCGTATTCCGAACGCCCCCCAGATCCAAGGGGGGCGATTTCGTTTCAGGAGTTAAACCGATGGCAAAAACAAAAGCGGCGACCCCGGCGACCGAGGAACCGGAAGAGGTTTTCGAGTATCAATCCCCTGAACTGGTCGAAGATCCCCGCGAACTGATGGCGACGCTGGCCGAGAACGATCCGTCGTCGATCTGTCAATCGGGCTGGTCGGTCGGCGGGTTCGACGGGGCTGTCCTGCAGACGGTGGACGGCGCGGCGATGTCCGCCCGGTTCGTGATCGTCACCCGCCAGAAGTCGCCGAACCGCAAAGGGAACGTCGTTCAGATCGCTCCGTCCGATCAGGGGCGGGGGATGATTCTGGACGCTTACCAGCAAAATCCGGTCGTCCTGTTCAACCATGGGGAAGGGTATTCCCTGCCGATCGGAAAGTCGGCGGATCAGTCGGGGAAATTGCTGCTGACGATCCAGAAAACGAAGGCGATTGCGGAAGTTTTCTTCGCGCAGTCGTCCGCGTTCGCCGCCGATATTTTCGGGCTGGTTCAGGAAAAGATTCTGCAAGCGGCGTCGGTCGGGTATATGCCGATGAAGGCGAAGCGGCTGAAACAGTCGCAGAATCAACTGCCTCCGGACGTCGTCGATATTTCCCCCGGCGGCCCGAACTCTTATTTCGGGGGGTTCGATTTCGTCGAATCGGACTTGATGGAATGGTCGATTGTTCCCATTGGTGCGGATCCGGGGGCGTTGCGTCAATGCCTCTCCGCCGGGAAGATCGCCGGGGAGAAGATCGCCAGCCCGTTCGTTCAGTTCTGGCTGACGCAACACGCGGAAGCGAAACCGGCGATCGGTCGCGGGTTTGATTCGATCCAGTTGCTCGAGTCGGTTCCCGAGGGGGCGACGACTCAATCCGTCAGCGTAAAAATCCCGGGACTGGTGACCGCGACTCTCGAAAGCGGCGTCATCGTTCAGGGGGAACCGGATCACGTCGCGGCCGTCCTGCAGCAGATTCAACCGGCTCCGCAGGTCAAGCCGGTCGAAACTCAATCGCTGAAACCCGTTGACATTTCCGCGCAAAGCGCCGTTAATGTCGCGAACATCCCGCCGGAAGCCGTGGAAGTGTTTCAGGCTCCCGACCCGATGATCGCGGTTTTGCAATCCCTGCCCGGCGTTCTCGCGACTGAAATCGAAAAGGCGATGAAACCATGTCTGGAAGCTCAACAGCAACAAATCAAAACGCTGAAAATGCTCTCAGGAACGGTCACGCCCTGACGGTTCAGGACTTGACGACCGAGGAAAGGGACGCGATTCAATCATTCGTCGGCAAACTCCGGGAACTCCGGGACTGTCAGTTCGGCGAGGTTCAAGCGACCGTCAAGAAAACTGGCGGCGTTCTTTCGTTCGGTGAATTCGGACTCACGGAAAACAAAAAATATCGGTGAAGTCCGATCAGGCCAGCGGCACACGCCGACGCCTCTTTCGTTCACAAATTCTGATTCTGTTCGGACGGCCAGCGGAAACCCCGACGCCTACCAAAAACCCCTGTTTTTTGGAGGAAGTCGGTTATGTCTCAAATCAAGTCTGCGGCTGTCGCCTGTCTCGCTGTCGGTCTTCTGGCCGGTCGGCGATGTCTGTCTCTCGCTGGTCTGGCGTTCGAACCCGACACGGGCGCGAACTCCGCAACGGCGGCCGCTCCCGCTGCTCCTGCGGCCCCGGCTCCCGTGCAAACTCAGTCGGCCCCGGCTCCCGCCGCTCCTGTCGATCAGGGGGGCATGATGGCGGCACTGGGCGCGGCCATCGGGAACGCGATCACTCAGGCGATGGCCCCGATCCAGCAGCAACAGCAAGCGGTTTCGCAGCAGTTGCAGCAGTTGACCGGCCCGGTTCGCAATGTTCAATCCGCCCTGTTCGGCGGCGGCGCTCCCGGCGTGATCGTCGGCGAATCCCCGAATACCTCCCGCGGCTACGAATTCGGGCGGGCGATGGCTCTCCGTCAAGGCGCGATGACCGCCGAAAACGCGAAAGTCGAAATGGACGTTCACAACCGACTGCACGCCCATTTCGTCCAGCGTTGCGGAATGGTTCTTGAATCGGAGCAGTCGATTCTGGTTCCGCTCGGTTCCCGCTTCCTGCCCCCGGAAATCGACAACAGTTTCCGGCAGGAGATCGGCCAGTTGACCCGTCAGTCGGTGATGGGGGCCGACTTCGGCCAGATCGGGTTCATGCAACGGCAAGGGGCGCTCGGCTACGGCGTGCGTCAAGCCCTCTCCCAGTACGACGACACCGGGTTCGGCAACCTTATCAATACGGTTGTCAGCGGCGAACTGATCGACCTTCTGCGGGCGAAGGAAGTTTTCACCCGTGCGGGTGCGACCGACTTCGCGTTGCCCCCGTCCGGTCGGATCAAGTTCAACCGGTTGACCGGGTCGGTCACCGCCTATTGGGTGGGTGAAGTCCCGTCGAACAGTTCGGCCGCGTCTTTCACGGCATCGACCCCGACGTCCGGGGAACTCCTGATGTCGGCGAAGAAATTGGGCGTTCTGGTCAAGTACCCGAACGAACTCCTGCGGTTCGGCGGCCCGACGGTCGAAGCGATCTTCCGCGACGACATCACGAAAGTGATGGCGCTCAAGGCGGATCGAACCATGATCGACGGCGCGGGCGGAACCAACAGCCCGAAGGGACTCTTGAACTACAACATCAATTCCCACACGGCCAGCACGCTTGGCAACGACGGGAACACGCTGGAACCGGCCGACCTCGGTCTGATGATCGCCATGGTCGAGGAGGACAACATCGACGTCGAATCCGACGGGTTCGCGTGGCTGTTGCGTCCCGGCCTGCACTGGCAGATTTACAACAAACGGGAAACGAACTACTCCGGCGGCGCGAATACCGGGGCGTTCCTGTTCCAGACGAACCGCGCCGACATCGCCAACGGGAAACCGATGATGTTGCAGGGTTACCCGACGGTTCGCTCGACGCAGATTCCGAACGATCGGACGAAGGGGTCGGGAACCGACCTCACCTGTCTGATCGGCGGGGCGTTCAAAAACTGGTTGATCGGTCGAATCGGCGTTGTCGAATTCGCGACGACCGCCGTCGGCGATACGCCCTTCACCACGGATCAAACGTGGATGCGTGCGATTCAGCACGTTGACGCGGCTCCGCGTTACGAAGAGGCGTTCGTCTACTGCGACGATCTGGACGTCTGATTTATCCTCTCCCCTTGATCCCTCTGCTGCCCGGAGTCTTCGCTATCTGCTCCGGGTGGCAGGGGGCTACGGCGTTTTTTGTTTCCCTCTCCCGAATCAACTCGAAAGCCTTTGGAGGTTTTTCAAATGGACGTCCTTAATGGTTGTGTGGTGACCCGGTCGCTGGCCGAGTCTCAGAACGTGGCGGCGACGCTCACCGGAACCTATCGCGACATCACGAACATTGACGGCCTGATTTCCGCGATCGTGGCCGTCGGCGAGTCTGCCGGGACTCCCGATTCGTTTTCCGCGACGTTCTCCCTGATGGAAGCCGATGACGCTTCCGGGACGAACGCGCAGGCGGTTCCGACTCAAACCGGGGCTGTCCTGACCACGGCTCAGGACTCCAGCGTCATCCACGGGCGAGCGACTAAACCGTATGTCGCCGTCAAGTGCGTTCTGGCGTTCGTCGGCGGTTCAACGCCGAAGCAAGACGCTTACGGAATCATCATCGGGGACAAGAAAAAACTCTGATCCCCGGCGGTTGATTTCGTGACGGTTTCTTGTCGATCCCTGTTCGATCTGGTGTCTCAATGCCCTCTCCGGTTCTCACGACGGTTGACGACCTCAAAGTTTTTTTGGGGATCAATCCGTCTGAAACCGGAGAAGACACCCGGTTGAATCTGATGCTGTGCGGCGTCGAACAAGCCGTCCAGAATCGACTTGGGAGAATTCTCCCGTCGACGTCCTACACGCATTACTTCGACGGCAGCGGCCGCGAGCAGTTGTTTTTGAATCAGTATCCCGTGACAGCGATTTCGACCGTCCGCATTGACGCGGGCGGTTATCGTGGTCACGGGACTGACGCATTTAACTCCGACACGATTCAAACTTTAGGCGAAGACTGGATCCCGGAGAGTCTGGACGCGAACGAAGGGAACCGGGGGATCCTGATCGCTCTGGGCGGTTGCTGGCCATGCGGCATCGGGAATATCAAAGTCGCTTACACGGCGGGTTATGCGACGATCCCGCAAGAGATCATCAACGCGGTTCATGCGTTGACCGGCGAACTCTGGACGATGGCCGGTAAGGGCGGAAAAGTGAAGTCCGAAACGCTCGGCCAGTATTCCTATGATCTGGCGATGGGCGAAGCGTTGAAGGGGACCGACGCGGAGATCATGACCGCCCGACAAACTCTGGCGGCTTATCGTCGATTGGGTTGGTGAATGGAAATGAGCGGAGAACATGGAACAGGCCAAAGCCTACGACGCGAGCGGGAATCTGATGGTTCTGCACGAACTTATCACGATCGCCCCCGTTGCGCTGGTCGATGCCTGTCGCGTTGCTTCTCTGGAATTTCTGCAGCAGTTCACCGCCGCAGGTGTTGCCGACGCTTCCGGGTTGCTGAATGTCCCGGTCTATTCGCCCGGGGAACCTGATCCGTCGCATTTCGCGTGTGTGCGGAAAGCCTATTGCGACGAAGTCGCCTTGATCGAAGCGTTCATCGCCGGACGAAATCCGGAAGAGTATGCCCGGCGACGCTGGACGCTGGCGGATCCCCCGGAACTGATCCGCTCCCGAATGGGGATTTTCTGCGGGGAGTTTTCCGCGTTGCTGGCTCACCTCGGGTTGGAGGTGCGTTGATGGCGACGGATACGCTTTACCCGAACACGGACGGCACGAAAACCGGCTGGACTGGAACCGGATCGACGTCGAACCTCTGGGACAACGTCAACGAAGGGACAGTCACGCCCGCCGATGCCGATTATAATTCCGCGTCGTCGAACGTCCCCCTGTTCCACGGCTTGACCGACACGAACGTCAATTTCTATCAGGCGAATTCTGTCGTCGTTCGGATCCGCTGTTCGGTCACTCTCGCCAAGGGGAACAATCGGCAATTCTCGACGGTTCAAATTGTCCAGTCTGACGAATCCACGGCATTGACGGACGCCGTTTCGATCGCGTCGGCGACTGGATCAGCGACGACCATCGTCGCGAATCTGACGGTCACCGGAGCGACTGACAAAACGACTTGGGACGCGGCGCGGCTCAAAATCGGGGCGCTCACTGGAACCAGCGGAGCGGCGACGATCTACGCGATACAGGTCGAAGTCGATTACAGTCTCGCCCCCTCCGGTCGCATCCATCGGGCGGCGAAGCTCGACGGACTGGGGGGCGTCGGTCAACAGCGTTTCAATCCGCTCCGGTCCCGGATCTGGACCCCGCCGCAACGGGCGATTTTTGTCCCCGCGTTCTGTCTCTCGAAATAACGGAGTCGGCCTGATATGAAACTGCAACTCAAAAAAGGATCGGCCTCGGTTCGGGCGATGGTCTTTATTTCCGATTCGTCATCGACGACCGGCGCGGGGAAAACCGGACTCGCTTACAACTCATCCGGCCTGAAATGGTATTACTGGCGGGACGACACGGGGGACGCGGGCGGGGTTTCTGTCACGCCGGCAAACGCGACTCGAGGGACGTTCACGTCCGGCGGATTCAAAGAGATCGACGCGACGAATCTTCCCGGCTGGTACGAAATCGGGATCCCGGATGCGGCGCTCGCCAGCGGATCGAAGTCGGTCGCGATGATGTTGCACGGGGTTACCAACATGGCCCCCCTGCCGATTGAGATCCAGCTTGTCGCCTATGACCCGGAGAACGCGACGACGCTCGGCCTGACGAATCTGGACGCGACGATTTCCAGCCGGTTCGCGGCGGCGTCCGCTCCCGCGAACTTTTCGTCCCTCGGAATCAATTCCAGCGGTCATCTTTCGCGGGTCGTTCTGTGCGACACGATCACGACCTACACGGGGAACACTCCGCAGACGGGGGACGCCTACGCCCGCATCGGGGCGAACGGCTCCGGATTGACCTCCGTCGGCGATACCAGCGGCGTGACGACGCTCCTCTCGCGGCTGACAGGGACTCGGGCGGGTTATCTCGACAACCTCTCAGGCGGGGCCGTGGCGCTCGCCAGCGGGGTGATCGTGACGACGAACAACGATAAGACGGGTTATGGCCTGACATCAGGGGAACGGACAGCGATCGCGAACGAAGTCGAAGCTCAGATCATCGACGACACGGACTCCGAAAAGGTACTCGAGGCGATTACCGATAAAATCGCCGCGGTCAATCCCGACCTTGGCGGCCTGACGGTCGGGGCGATCGCGTCGCAGGTCCGGACGGAACTCGCAACGGAACTGGCCCGGATCGATGTCGCGATTTCGACCCGGCTCGCGTCCGCCGGTTATACCGCCCCGCTCGACGCGGCCGGGGTTCGGGCGGCGGTCGGGTTGGCGTCGGCAAATCTTGATACGCAACTGGGGACGATCGTCGCCGATACGAACGAACTGCAAACCGACTGGGCGAATGGCGGACGACTCGACAACCTGATCGACGCTGTTCCGACGGCGGTCGCAAACTGGACCGGCATCACGACTGCCGACACGTTCGCCGGGAAAGTCAGCGCCATAAAATCGACGATGGACAATCTGGACGACGTTATCGAAAACAACGCCGGAACCTACCGATTCACGGCGGCGGCTCTCGCGCAGGCTCCCGGCGGAACTCCTCCGACCGCGGCGGCGATCGCGGAAGAGATTTTCAGCACAGCGAACGGGATCAATACCGGCGAGTCATTCCGGCAATGGGCGCGGCGGGTCCGGGCTGTTCTGTACGGGAAGACGTCCGGGATGCGAACAGGGACCGAAGTTTTCAAAGCGGCCGACGGAACGACGACGCTCGTTTCGGTGACCGTTGACCGCAAGGGGAACCGCTCAGGAGTGACGCTGACATGACGATCCGAACTTTCGGCGGCAATACGTTTGGCGGCTGGTCGTTCCGGGGACTCTCCGGGGCTGGCGTCCCGTCTCGCGCTCTCGACTCCTCCGTCCGTCAACAGGGGGCGATTCACCTGATGACGCAAACTTGCGACATCGAACGCCCGACGCTGACGAATGTCGATGGGGAATTTGAAAGGGAATGGGAGACGATCGAGGAGGACGCCCGCTGTTTGATTCAGGAGAAAAAAGGGGGGCGACGACTCGGTCCCGATGGGCGATTGCTGGCCTATGACGCCGTCGGGTTCGTTCCGATCAATACCGACATTCGGCCGCAGGGGGCGAGCGACATCCCGGATCGGCTGGTCTGGAAAACGATCGATCCTCCGGTCGTTTTTACTGTCGTTCTGGCGACGGACGAATCGGGAATGCTGGATCACCTGACGGTTTACCTGCAGCGGTTGCCAGATCCGGCGGGAACGGAGGAGTGATTTTCCGATGAAACTCACGGTCGGCGAACAACTGACGCACGATTTAGCGGATCTGGAATTGAAGCTCCGCCAGTGGAACCGGGAATCCCGCGACCGGGCATTCCGGGCATTCCGCAGGATCGGCGTCGCGTGGAAGGCGGAAGCGATCAAGCGAATCCCCGTAGATACCGGGATGGCCCGCCAGCACGTCGCGACCGAAACCCTCTGGGATGGTCCGCATGAGATCGTCACGAACACCGGAACGAATCTGGTCGATCCCGACACGGGAATCCCCTATCCGGTCTATCTGGAATTCGGGACGAAATGGATCGCGGGGGGTCGGGTGAAGCGGCTCGGGTTCGATCCGTTCGTCACCGATTCGCAGGCGGTTCACACATGGCCCGCCAAGGAAGCCGAAGCGATCGAACAGACGTCCGCGTCCTATAAGAAAATCGACGGGGGATCCGCCCGGTTCAACAAAAAAGGGAAGTTTGTCGGGTCCGGCGCTCAGGAGCAAATGCCATGGCTCCGCCCGGCGTTTAACGTGATTCGTGACTGGGCAATGCGGGAAATCGAACAGGCGTTCGCCCCGCCCCCCAAATAAATCGAAGGTCTCAAAATGCCTCTGGCTGACTGGTCTGAATGGGAAAAGGCGATCCGAACCGCGTGGCTGGCCGACGCGACGTTCGCGGCGATGCTCGGCTCCGCTGATGCGTTTCTGATGAAGGGGCAACCGGAGGGGCA